GGGTAGGGGCGGGGGTGGCTGTCGTCAGTCCTCAACCGAGTGGGAGTGCTCCATGACATCACCCGTGCAAACGCTCGCATTGATCGCTGGCATGCTGGCGGCGCTGGAGCCGCGCAGGCCGGTTGTCGTCATCGAAGACGAGCCGCCGAAACCGCCGCCGCCGAATCCACTCGACACGATCATTGTGCCAGCCGTATCAGGCCCCCGACGCAACGGCCACAAGCGCAGGCCAGCGATCGTCTCGTGTTCGTGTGGCGCCGAGCTCGACCTGAGCCGATTCCGAGGGTTGTCGCCCAAGGCATTCCGACTCGCCACGGGATGGGCGCGGGTGCGGGGCGATTGGACGTGCGCGAAGTGCTTGGGCGCGGGCGTCGCGGCGGCGGGGAGTGCGAGTGGGGGTGGGAGATGAGCGGACCATATTGGGACCAAGCATGGAACCCTGTGCGCGGATGCACGCCAATCAGCGCGGGCTGCCTGAATTGCTGGGCTCGCACGATGCACGAGCGATTCCGCAGCGAGCCGTTTTCGGACGTGCGCACGCTGCCCGATGTCCTGAGCAAGCCGCTGCGCTGGCGCAAGCCCCGCGTCGTGTTCATCGATTGCGCGGACTTGTTCCACCCCGAGGTGCCGGACGAATTCCTCTTCCGGGTATTCGACACGCTGCGAATGAACGAGAACAGGGAACAGCCTCACACGATCCTGTTACTCACCAAGCGCGCCGAACGCATGCGGGACTTTGCGTCGCGGCTGATGTGGGATGGCCGCGGTGCAGGCAGCATCTACCTGAAAGAAGCTGGGCCGGCGAACCTAGCGCGCATGCTGGGGCATGTTTGGTGGGGCGTCACCGCGGAGAACCAAGCCATGGCCGACCTGCGCATTCCGCTCCTGCTCGCCACGCCCGCGGCGCATCGGTGGGTCAGCGTCGAGCCGATGCTGTCCGCCATCGACTTGGATCAGTACCTGTCTCGCGGGACCATCTGTGAATGCGCGGGCGGTCCAAAGTCCGAACGGTGCGACGGGGAGTGGATCCGATGCAACGCCGGCACGCGACGGCTCGACCAGGTGATCGTCGGCGGCGAATCCGGGGCCGGGGCGCGTGCGTGCGATGTCGAGTGGCTGCGGGGCATCGTGAGCCAATGCGGCGACGCGGGGACGCCGTGTTTTGTCAAGCAACTGGGTAGCGCGTCCCACGATCGTGCCCGGATGCGATGGGTCAATCCGACGTGGGACAAGTCGGGCGAATCCAAGCTCATGCTCGAAGATCGTCACGTCGCATCCGCGTGGCCCACCGGATGCTGGCACACGTGGGATTTCGACGGGATCGGCGGCTGGAATTCGGAGTCGCCCAACCTCGAAGCTGCGAAGCACGACGCGGAATCGGCAGTCATCGGCCAAGGCTATGCGCCGGTTCGCCACCGTTCCCGCTCCGGCGCCGACCCCACCGAATGGCCCGAGGATCTCAGGATGCGCAATCTCGCGTGGAGGGCAGCATGACCCCCGGATACAAGTGGCGCCTACTCGCCCACGGGCAGCGGCCGAACAAGATCGCCGGACCGCTCAGCATCGAATCGGGCGGGGCAACGCAATTCGACGAGCTAGTTGTCGACGACTGGCTCCACATCGAGCAGATGGACACGCGCGTTTGGTGGATGCGCGTTGGCGAGACGACGTTCGACATTCGGATCGACCGCAAGGGGCAGGCGCGCATCACCTTGACCGAAGGGCCCGTCGAAGGGCTGACGGGTGGGTGCCAGGCATGCCACGGTACCGGGGCCGTTTTGAACTACGCAGGCGCGCCGATCGAGTGCCCGGCATGCAAGAGGGAGGGGGCGAAGGGATGACCGATCTCGCACGGCTCACAATCGCGGAACTGGCGGACGCCCTCCGACCATCCGAATATTACACGCCGGAGCACAACCCGCTTGGTAGCAAGAGGGATTGGGCACGCATGTGCCGGGATGGTTTGTTCCCGTGCGCGAAGATCGGCAAGAGGTGGATTGCTCGCCGGGCAGACTTCGACCGTTGGTTCGATGCGCAGACCCAGCGACCGGAGGAAGACCCGATCGAATCGCTCGCCCGATCCGCTGGCGTGAAGGCCCGGAGATGTGCGTGAACATCCGTTCCGCTTGCCGCGAAACTCGATTACCACTACCCCGCCGGCATGCCGGTTCTACCTGACGGCGACGGCTTCAAGTCTCGCGTGGTCATGCCCGACGGATCGCGCCCGTGGGTCCACGTTGACGCGCGCACGCCAGAGGAAGCGACCGACATCTTCGACCGAATGCGCCAAGCCTCACAGGCACAGCGAGCAGCCACGAGGGTAAGGCGGCCATCCGCATCGATCACGGTTGAATCGTGGGTGCGCGATCGCTGGACACCATCCCGCCGAAGCCGCGGGCTCGTCAACGTCGACTGCGACCTTGGCCGGCTCGCGAAACACATATTCCCCGCCATCGGGCCGACGCCCATCACGCAGGTGTCAACCCCGCAGCTCGAGCGCGTCGTGGCCGAGCTCGACGACAAGGTGCGCGCCGGGACGCTCTCGTGGAAGTCGGCGACCTGCATATGGGGGCTCGTGACCAAGGCCTTCGACGATGCCGCACGAGCCAAGGACTCGACGCTGCGGGTGCGCCCGGACAACCCGGCGGCAGATGTGCGAGGGCCCGATCGCGGGGTCGCGCGCGGCAAGTCGATCCTGTATCCGGACGAATGGCTCCAGGTGTGGAGATGCGAGGCGATCCCGATCCGGTGGCGACGAATGATCGCGGTCGCGATCTACACCGCCCTGCGCGTGTCGGAGCTGCGAGCGCTGCGATGGCCGGACGTGGACCTGCATCGCGGGCTGATCCACGTGCACGCGCAGCAACGACGGACAAGCGGGGACGCGCGACGACTCAAGTCCGGCGCCGTCGCGCACCATGTCGAGATCGAGCGGTCGCTGTTGCCCGTTCTCCGGCAGCTCCACAAGCAACGCGCCGACGACCGCGTGATCCCACTGCCACCGCTGCATGCGCTATCGTCGCGCCTGCGCAAGTACCTATGGCTCGCCGGCGTGCGCCGGGAGGAACTCCACGTCCCCGCCAAAGACGCCGCTCGAAAGCCGTTCTCGTGGCACGATCTGCGGGGGACTGGCCTCACATGGTGGGCCGCACGCGGAGATCCGCCCGCGGCTCTGATGCAGCGCGCGGGGCACGTGGTCATGAGCACGACGATGGGTTACGTGCAGCTCGCCGAGGCGGTGGGGCGTGGGATCAAGCGCCCGTTTCCTGCCCTGACCAAGCCCTGACCAGCCTGACCAGAACATCGAAATCACCGAGACATTTTGCGTCCCCAACGAGATTTGAACTCGTTTCGATATCGCGGAATATGCCTGTTTTTTGGCTGCGTTTCGGTTTCTTGGTCAGGGATGGCGACCGATGGCGACGACGTGATAGCGTTGGGGCCATCCCATGCCCTCCCTGATCACCCTCGACCACTACACGATCACGACAGGCCACCTGCGCGAGTCGCCGCGCGCCGAGGTGACGATCCCGCTCGACATGCTGGCCGACCAGCTCACCACGGGCGTGCACCCGATGCCGAACTTCGAAGGCTACTCGGTGCGCTCGACGGTCGCCGGAACCATGCTTGCCGCGACCGTGTTCTATGGCCCGGCGCCGCTTGTGACGGCTCTGTGCGTCGTCGACGCGGCGGGATTGGCCGAAGCCCTCAGGCTCACAGGCGCGAGGCCTCCGAGGCGACTGGAGGCCCCGGCGTGCCTGGTGACGGTGCACCCGACGATCATGGCGGCGCCCGACGCGCAGTCGTGGATCGGGGATTGGGAGCGTTGCCTTGCGTGGGCGTGGGTGGAGAAGATGGGCTAGGCCGCCTGGTCATTCTCAGAAGTCGGCGATGGGCCGCAAGGGTAGCGGCAGCGGATTCGGGTCGGCGCGCATCATGTCGCGCCCACGGATCGAACTCATCCGCCGAAAGTGGAACTGCTCAGCCGCGCGCCCTTCCAGTACCCTACGGGCGCATGACGAAAGGTACTCCCAACTGTAGCGCCGAGGGTCCCCTTCCCTGCCATGCTTTGGGATTTCGAGCGACTCCAGAGCGCGCCCGAAAGTGATGAGTCGCTGCGACGGATAAAACCACTCCCGATCTATCCACAGGTAGCTGAACATCTCCTGGATCATCTCCTCTTGCCTCACGTGGACAACGCGAGGATCCACCCCCAGCACTTCCAGGTCTTCCCCGCGTTCGGCGCAGATCTGCTCAATCCTGCGCTCGACCACGGTGGAGAACCCAATCTTGACCATCCCGGTCATTGACGAGCGAATCACGTAGAGCATGTCGCCTCGTGCGCCGAAGCCCCGCCTTGTTTCAGAGCGGGGCCGGTCGGCTTGTCGTGCTCAGTCGCACCACTCGCAGTTGCGCTTCCAAGCCGCGTCGGCGTCGAAGTCCCAGTTGCGCCAGTTGAACTCATGCAGCTCGAGACGATGCACCCGGCCGCCGTGGTCTTCGACGATGGTCACGGTCTTCGCGGTGATGCTCGTGATCGTGCCCATGTAGGTCATGTTGTAGCCACCGTAAGACGCCGTGTCGCCGAGGATGAAGGTGCGCGAGTAAGTAACGGGCCCGCCGACGCGATTGCCGTAGACGCCGTGCAGCGTGATCGACTTGCCGGGAACGATCGTCGCGTGCTGCCCGACGGCGGCATCGCGCTCGATGATCCGCCCGAAGCGCTTGTAAGGCTTCGCGGGGATGTCGCGGATCTCGATGATCTTGGCAGCGCGCGGGGCGGCGGGCATCGAAACGCCGTTGTCGTTCGCGGTGTCGGTGGTGGTGGTGTCGATGAGCATCATGACCGAATCACCTTGCAGAGAACGTGCCACGCTTGACATGTTCCGTGGCGCATCTATTATGGCAGGAAGCTCCCGGCACGGGACGCGCAAAGGTGCCAGACATGCCCGCTCCAAAGTCCCCATTGGGCAGCGCCATTCGCGCGTGCCTCGAATCGAAAGACCATGTTTTTCGCGCGGTTGCGATCGAGCGAATCCGCAGCTCCCTTCGTCATCATGGGGGCAACCGGAAGGCCGTGGCCGAAGAGCTCGGGGTCGGACTTCGCACTCTTCTGCGACTGCTTCACGATGAATCCGTGAGGAAGGAACTGGGCCTTCCACCCCCGAGGCCGGGGAGGGCATGATCCAAATGTCATGGGTGGACCACTGCTCGCAAGTGCCACGCGTGGCACGTGTTTTTCGACGAAGCGAGCCAGTGTTCCGGCGTTCTTGGCTGTTCAGTATGACACCGGGCGCTTGCAGAATCTCCGAGGAAACTGCGGGTCGGCCTGTTCAGCGTGTCACGCCTGTCATGCCACGGCGGGTTCACGATGGGTGGCTCAACGGGTTTATGCGGGTTTGCGAACGTGTCACCCGTGGCACGTTGCCTGCATCATCGGCTGGCATGAACACGACGACGACCAACACCGCGACCGACCTCGTGACCTTCTTCGCCTCCAAGATCGCCCAGTGCGAAAGCATCATGGACGACCACCGCGCCGCCGGAGAGCTTGGCAAGATGCTCGAGGCGTCCGGGGAACTGGACTACTACCAGCGCCGCATGAACGAGGCGCTTGCCGCCACGGTGGCGCTCGCCGCCTGACCCCACCCCAACCAGCTCCGGCCCGGTAGCCCTCGCGGTTCCGGGCCTGAAGGCGTAGGAGGAACCCAACATGACGACCCAGAACCCGACCGACACCGAGATCGCCACGTATCAGGACCGTCTCGCCCGCGAGGGCGACCATGCCGGGGTGGAGCTGTGCGAGATCGCGCTCCAGTGCGGCGAGCACACCACCGCGTCGGCTCTCGACGCATCCCGCGCCCGTGACCGGCTCTGGCAGATGATGCAGGATGATGCCGAGCCCTCGCAGCCTCACGACGCCTCGACGATTTGGGTCACGTGCTTCGGAAACGACACGGTCGAGGAAGTGTTGCGGGAAGCCAAGCGCCAGAGCGTGACGCCGCAGGACTACGCGCGGGACGCCGTCCGCCAAGCCGTCGAGCAGGGCGCCGACCTCGGCGGCATCGACGCGTACAAGTCGCTTTGCAAGTCGCTCGGGATCGATTGCTGCTGACCCTCACCCTCTCAGCCCCGCCCGAACCCAGGTAACGCTGGGGCGGGCTTTTTGGGCAGATGCAGCGTTCCGCGGTTGCGACAATCTACAGCGGTACCGGTCGCCGGGGAATCGTGGCGGTAGGGATGGCCCCCGAAGGCAGGCCGTACCGAGGCCGGGGAATCGGGCCTGCTCTCGGGGCTGTGAAAGGCAACGGGGGCGCCAGAGGGAATCATGAGCGACCCAATCACCGCCGCGTCGTTGCTCGCACGAGCCCGCTACGTCGTCACGTCGATGACGCTCGAAGCGTACGCCGAGACGCTGCCCTTCGACACCGTCGCCCGCGTGAGGTTCGACGGATGGCAGGTCACCGAGGTGCGCCGGTACGCCGACTCGACGCAGGCCTGGCGCGACAAGCGCGAGGGGGAAAGCGTCGTGCATCGACGGCGCCCGTGGAAGGGCGTGCAATTCGAGGCTACCCCATGACCGACACCACCCTCGCCCGTCGCAGCACCGTCCGAGAACTCGTCGCCGCGTTCCAGGTTGCAGAACAGACCGTGCGGCGCTGCTTTTCGCAACTGGCCGAAGCAGAGCGAGAGGTCAACCTCGCGTTCACTGCGTCGAACAGGAGCGAGATCAGCATCGACGCGAACGAGCACTGGGGCAGCCGGTGGGACGACGCCGACGCGACCATCGAGAAGATGCAGCGTCAGGCGTGGCGCGTGATCGTCGATCGGCTCGAGCTGCGGCGGGCGATGTCGATTGCGCGCTACGACGAGCTGGTGCGCACGCTCGACCACGAGAAGCTCCCACCCATCACCGAGGAGAACGTGAGCGCGTTCGTCGACAGGTTCGCCCAAGACTTGCCCGCCATGATCAGCGAGGCCGTGCGCGAGGTCTTCGAATGGCTTCGACCTCGCAACAGCAAGCTCAAGACCAACAGCGAATACGAGGTCCCGGCGAAGGTCATCTTGCCGAGCATGGTCGAGATGACGTTCGGCCGCTGGCACGTCAACCACTACCGGCAGCAGAACCTCGTCGCGCTCGAAAACGTCTTCAATTCGTTGGCGGGCAATGGGCAAGTGGCGAAGGCGTACCAGTCGCAGCTCCAGACCGCGATCGAGGCGTCGAGCGGTGAGGGGGAGACGGAGCTGTTTCGCTTCAAGGCATGCGCGAACCGCAACCTCCACCTGTGGTTCAAGCGCGGCGACCTGCTCGCGCGATTCAACCGGATCGCGGGCGGGAAGCGATTGCGACCGGCGGCGTAGGCGTCAACCGTCGCGTTGACATCCTGCGTTCGGCGTCAACAGAGGAGACACCATGAGCAGGCTGGACAAGAACGTGCATCTGTCCGAATACCGCACATGCGACGAATGCGGCGGCGGAGATCGGGCCACCGTCTGCTTCTACGCGTGGTACGAGTCTGGCAGTTACAACTGCTCGACCACGCACAACGTCTGCGCCGAGTGCTTGCGGAAGGCGCTGGCCATCATCGAGACCGCCGAGAAGCGGCAAGTGCAACTGACCACGGATGCGGCCGGAATCCCGCTATGTGGCCGAGCCACAGACGGCGGCACCGCGTGTCGAAGGCCCGAGGGCCATGGCGGCAGGTGCTGGTAGTGCCATGGGGCCTCGCACAAAACGCCGAAAGCCCGACCCCCGCGAGGGAGCCGGGCCTTTGCACACTAAACCCAGCCGCTTTATCGAGCATCCGATGGGTTTATCGACGCCTCGATATTCGGCGTCATCGCCTCCACCACCATGCCGAGCAGCGCGTCCCATGGGAAGCTAGAGCCGGGGTCGACGTGGTTCGTACCGCCGAGCGTGCGGGTGATGTCCCAATGCCCCACGACGCCGCCCACGCCTGCCCGTATCGCGTCGAGCGTGGGGCGGACGGGCGCGACGTTGTGCCGCGCGCACAGACCCGCGACGAGGCCAGCGGCGAGCCGTAGCATCGCCTGCGCGTCGGGCGTCGCCCATTGCTCGGGCGTCATGGCGGCGCGGCCGGCGAGCTCGATGCCGATTGATTCCCCGTTGGCCTTCCCGCCCACGTGCCACGCGACGTTGTGATCCTCGACGCATTGGACGACATCGACGGGATCGATGCAGTAGTGAGCCGACACGGGACGCGAGAAGAACCCCCGCGCAACGGCTCGAGCCATGCCCCGCGCGAGCGGAACCTCGGCGGTATGGATGACGACGAATCGGATCGGCCGGGGGCCAGCGTGGGGAGAAAAGTGGGGCGAGGCAATCCAGATCATGGGTCCTCCAACGCCGCGCCAGGCTCGACCCACGTGACGCCGGGGTGACGCACGAACGGCAGCACGCCTTCGTGGCTGACGAGCGTTGCGAGTTCCTTCGACCGAAGCACGTTGTCGAGTGGCATGCGGACGCCGTCGACCTCGCAGGTTCGGCACACGAGACGAACCCCCTCCGAATAGTCGGTATGGCCAAGGTCGTGCGCCAATCCAACCGGCTGCCATGGCTTGCCGTCGCGCAACCTGTGCCACCCGTAGTTCGCCGCGCGGTCGGGCACAAGCTGCTTGGTCAGGACCCAATCCTTGCCGACGCTGGACACGAGCCCTTTGCGACCGGCGATCAGCTCGTCGACCATGCGCGAGATCTCGACCATGCGATCGGTGTGCGACATGGTCCCATCCACCACCCATCCGTACTGAGGCAGCGGGGCGACTCGTACGGTTGCCTGCGCCCACGTCATGTCGCTGATTCGAGCGGTGGGGAGTCGGGCATCGAAGTAGTCGGCGACCTGTTGCGCGGTCCGGTGCGTCATCGTCAGGCGAATGCCGCCAACCTTCAGAGCATCCTCGGCAACCCACAGCTTGCAGACGTGATTGCCCTTCGCGCTCGTGATCGGGCACCACACGATCGGTTCGGCCTGCCCGCCGATGATCGCTTCGAGGATCAGCCGCTCGCGTTCTTGCGATGGGGCGTTCGGGATCGTCGTCACGTCAACCATGCAACCGCCCTTTCGATTCGTCGCCACAACCACGCAAGCCACCACCGGGGATCCCACGGCGAGACGTGGATGATTCGCCACGTGTACCGGCCCGCCGATGGGCGCACATTACGAACCAGCACGAATCGAGGCTTCATCGTTGCTCGCCTTCGCGGTGTATCGTTCGGGGTGCTTTCTGATTCCGTGGACCACCCAACATGCGGGGCACACCACGTCATCGCACCATGAGCAGCGCCAGCCGTCGTTGCCGCGCACGGGGTGGATCTGTGGCTCGGCGGCCATGGCAATCACACGCCCACACGAGCAACGACGGGGAAGCTGCATCACGACCTCATGGCGAGCACGGTCCAGCCCGCACCCGCGCCCGAGATTGTGCCCGCGCCACCACCACCGACCGACGCGGCAATCGATGTCCCGGCACCTTCGTGCATCGGGTAGATCGCCGTCGCGGGGAGCGTGGGAGACGCAGGCGTGGCGTCGTAGTAATCCGCCATCACGTCGAGGTCGCTTGCGGCGTACCCCGCGGCGAAGTGCAACTCGCACGCGCGCCCGCGGAATGCGGGGCGTGATTGCGCCGCGCCGACGAGCACACCAAGCGCCGTCGCGAAGTTCCACGCAGCCGTTGCCTCGCCACCGAATTGCCCGTTGACGTAGATCCGTGCCTTCGAAGTGCTGGCGTCGAGCACGAGCATGACCCGATGCCACGCCCCGGCGACAAGCCGCAATGGGAGCGAGAAGGTGGAATTGGCGTCGTGCACGCAGACGATCGCCGTGCCGAGCGTGCCCGATTGCGCAATCAGGATCCCGTCGGCGTACGGGTCTCCGGCCTGCATGATCGGTCGGAATGCCGCGGGCGCAGGATCGTCGAGACTGTCGACGTAGACCCATGCCGCGAGCGTGAGCGAACCCGAGCCGGCGGGGATCACCGTGGCGTGAGCGGGAATCGACACGCCGTCGGCATCCTGCGTCAGCCGCAAGATCCGATTCTCGGCGGTCGCTGCGAAGGCACGCGGAATCACCTTGCCGTTGTACGAGCCGAAGTATTGTGTCAGCACGGCGAGCCATGCGGCGGTGAGCTTGACGTAACCGGCGTTGCTCGGGTGCACGCCGTCTGCGTCGAGGTCGCCATTGACGAGCGAGCCGCCACAATTGACGTACGTGCAACCCTTCGACGCACAGAGCGCCGCAAGGCCCGCATTGAACCCGACCCGAATGACTTCGCGCGCGGCCCTCGTCGGCACGTCATCGGCCGCCGCATTCCAGGGCGTGATCGTCGATGGGAAGATTCGCTCGGGCCTCATGCCCGCAGCAATGATCGCGTCGAGCTGCGTGCCCATGAGCGCGAGCATCGCGTTGGCCGTCTGCCCCACAACCGGCACATCGTTCGTGCCAGCCTGCAAGAAGATCGCATCGGGCGCGCCGTTCGCGGTGATGTAGTCGACGACCTTGCCGCCGATGTATTCGATCGTGCGGCCGGAGTGGCCTTCGTGCGACCAATCGCCGAGCGTGTAATCACCAAACTGCGCATAGCCGAGCGACTGCGACCCGACGTAATCGAGGCACAGCCCGTGACGTGCGAGCGCAGAGCCCCACAGCCCCGTGCGATACCCGCCCGTGTTGCCGCCGACGGTGATCGAATCGCCAGCGGGCATGAGCCGGATCCGACGGAATGGCCTGCGCCACGCCGTCAGCATGTAGTGCGTCAGCTTGGAGACCTCGGCATCGGTCGCGTAGTGCGCGGCGATCCCGATCTCGGGCAGCAATCCCTGCGCGGTGAATCCCGCCCCACCGAATGCGAGCGTCCCCCAGGACAGGCCGAACGTGGCGGGGTCGCCCGACGGTGCGCCAACGTACGCGGCGGCGATGACCGAGACGCCGTCCACGAAGACCTGCACCTGATTGGTGACGCCGGCGGTCTTCGTCCGAACCACGATCGCGTGCGGGACGTTGTCCTTGAGCACGCCCGCGGCTGACGTGGCGTCGACCATCATGACGCCCGAGCCATTGCCGATCGTCAGATGGATCGCCTTGGTCGCGGTCACCGACAGGTCGAAGCCGATCCGGTTGTTCGCGAGCCGCTGCGTCGAGGCAATCCACGCCTCGGCGGTCGATGTCTCGGCGGCGTACACGATCCACAGCGTGCCGCCCGTGCCGTCGTGCATGCACTGGTATGCCGCCGCGGCACCACCGAACACGAGCTGCTGCGTCGTGCCGCCGGAATAGCGTCCAGCCGTGGCCCCGTTGCATTCGGTCGCGACTGCGCCCACGGCATCGGCGAAGGTTGCGCCCGCCGTTCCGCGCGACGGCACCGACACGATCGCGCCGCCAGAGATCGTGGGCGTGTCATTCGTGCGCGACCAGATTCGGACATCGGTCCAGCGCGACGGCGACCAGGGCCGCTTGTGCTGTCGTCGAGTCGGGGTCATCGCGCACCCGAGATGCCCGTCGCGGTCGTGGCGGCCATGACCTTCCGAATGTCGAGGAACGTGATCTTCTCGCCAGCGTCGACCGGAATCGTCACGACGTTGGCCGTATCCCCGGCGAGCATCAGGGCGAGATTGCCAGCGCCCGTGACCCAAATCGCACGCAGCGGCGGGTCGTAGACGGTGGCATCCGACTTCGTGATCGTGCCGTCGGCCGTCGGGGTCGAGGTGATTCCAGACGGCATCACCTGCGCACGTCCCGCGGCATCCTTGCCCACCATGACGACGGGCTGCGAGTTGTTGGCGTTGAGCGTCGGAAGGTCTGCGGTCATGGATTGCATGTCAGCGACGAACGTCATGGTTCGGTTCTCCTGTAATCGTTTGACTCGGGCGCGAATGAACGGCGGTTCACGCGATCTCCCTGGGTGCTTCGTTTTCGTAATAGGCCGACCGCTCGACAGCCACGCGCCGAAGGGTTCCGTGCTCGGTCGTCTCCCATGAGATCAGGGTTCCGCCGATCGACGGTGCGCCACCGAGCGACTTCGAGAATGCCGACCCCCCACCCTGGAACGTGCCGCATGCGAGCGCATGCACGCCGCGCTGCTCAAGGTACACACTCGTGTGCCAATGGCCCGCCAACAATAGGTCGGGCTTTCGACCGACAGACGTGTCGCGAATCTTGTTCTGCAATCTGTACGACAGCGAATAGGCGGCGCTCGTCTGCCGCGGGTGCCAGAGCTCGATCCGCACGCCGCCGAGCCGGAGCATTGCCCCGCGTGGCCCGACGTACTCCAGATCGGTTCGGCCTTCGCTGCGGAATCGATCGACGATTGCGCGCCCGGTATCCATGCCCGTCGACTTCGTGAAGGTCTCGTCATGGTTTCCAGAGATCGCGACGTATCGCAATCCGTCGAGCCGGGGCAGCGTTTCGATCGCGTCGTCGATCTGCTTGTCGAGCCCGTGGTGGGATAGTTCCCATCGGCCGTGATCGTAGCAGCCGTCGAGAATGTCGCCCGCATGCAGCACGTGCCGAGCCCCGCGCGAATAGGCGTATTCGATGAACTCGCGCAATTGCTCGCGCAAGCAGTAGCTCGAGCCGAAGTGCGTGTCGCTGATGACCGCGATGATCTGCCGCCCGCCAACGGTCGGGGCCACGCCCACGTCTTGCGCCGCGTCGAGGTTCGGCTCCGGCTCTTTCCAGCCGATTGCGTTCCCCGCAACGTTGACGTGATAGCCCTTCGACTGCGCGTCATCTACTAGATGACGGACCCGCGAGGGGGGCATGTCGAGCGCGTCGCACAGGTCGGAGAATTGCACCGTGCGCTTCTGCGTCAGCTTGATCAGCCTTGCGATCTCGCCCACGCAATCAGCATCGCCAGCGCTGACAGGGTGTCCCACAGCGACGGCCGGTCGCACAGCAGGATTGGATACCGCAGACCAGACGGTGGTGCTCGCGTGCCCGAGGTATCCGACGATTGGGGCGCCGTCTCGTCGCAGGTCTGAGAGCGCCTCCCCGACATGCTTCGGCGAGATCTCGTCGTCGCCGATGTTCCGAATGCGGCAGACCTCGGCGGCAAGTGCGGGCGCTTCACCACGGGCAATCGCCTCCATGATCTTGGCGGCAGTCACGCCGCGGGTGCCACGCGTCATGCGCGCGAGTTCGTCGACGAATTGCAAGGTGCCTCCTCAATCGTCTTCCGCGTCGGATTCGGCGTCGGCCTGCTTGTTCGCAAGCCACTGGTCGCGACCGTATCGAATCCACCGCGCGTGCTGTTGAAGCGAGCGCCATCCGTCAGGCAATGGCGGGAAGTGCATTCCGTTTCGGATCAGGATCGGCATGATGTTCGGCGTCAGAACGGTGACGGCCTTTTCCTCGAACGCCTGCGTCACGCGGCGCTCATAGGTCATGCCAAGGTGCATCAGTTCGTGGAGCGTCGTATCGAGCAGATCCTTGCGAGACTGCCCCGCCCACAGGTAGATCGTGCGCTTCTGCCTCACGGTGATCCCGAGCGTCCGCAGCCCGCGATCGGTGCCCGCGATATCCGGCGTCAGGTCGTCGCTCGTGAGGATGATCGGCCATTCGTTGCCCGCCTCGCAGCGTTCGACCCACCACGTCAGCGGCTCCCATATCCTCCCCATGGTCCCGCTCCTTTGGTGTCAGCCGTCGAGCCCGCCGTCCTCTGTGTCGCCCATCGCGGGCATTGGGATCGTGTCCCGCAGCTCCTCGCGAATGTCGCCCATGATGTCGTAAACGGCCCGGTCGCGTGATTCCATGCGAGCCTCGCGTCGCAGGTCGCGGGAATCTTTCGCGGGCTCCCACGGGCCATACACGAGCCGACCGACGCGCAGACCTTCGGCCATGTCCTCGGCGTTGCGCACAATCACCTCGCGCTCGTGATCGTTCAGACCTTCGAGGCAATCGAGCAGACGCGATGCGTGCGTCATGTCCACTTGTCCTGCATGACGAATCGATGCGTTGCCGAGCCCGTGACGGTGCCGGTTGCCCGTGCGAAGGCGACCCATTCCCCGGCCGTGTCGTTTTCGAGCGTGGTGACGAGGAGCCGATACGTGCCGAGCGAGACGCGCGTCAGGTCGGCAAGGTCGTAGTCGCGCACGACGGTCCCGGCATCCTTGACCTGCACGACGACGGTGTCAGGGTCGACGAGCAATCCTGTGACGATGCTGGTGAAGGTGAGCGGGATCGCCACCGTGTCGCCGATTCTCATGCAGCCTCCGCGGTGATCGAGATCGCCAGCGATTCGACGGCGCCGATCACGATGTTGGTGTTGTCCGTGGACGCCGCGCTGATGCCGATTGCGAGCGCGGGTGATGCGCCGACGGTGATCTGCGCGGTGTCGGTCGATTCGGCCCCGACGGTGATTGCGAGCGCGGGCTGTGCGTCGATGTCGATCGTGAGCGGGGCTGGTTCGGCGTTCCACGTCGGGGTGAGCGCCGATGCGGACGCAGCCGCCACGATGGCATCGATCGATACGGCCCCGGCTTCGAGCGTTGGCTCGAGCGCCTCGGGTGAAGCGCCGACGGGATCGATGTCCTTGGTCTGGTCGCTGCCCTGCCCCGTCGTCGGATCGTATGCCGCGGGGTGCGCCTGAGGTGCCGTGATCGGAATGACCACGCCACCGGGGACCATGCCGGGCGCGAATGCGGAAGGCGTGGCAGATGCCGCCGGGATCGAATGCTCGACGGGACCGCCGACGAGCTCGGGCGCATACCCCGCGGGTGCCGCCGTGCCGGGGCCGACATCCTGCGTTTGCTCGCCCTGCGTGATGGTCGGGTCGAGCGCCTGTGCGGACGACGCCGGGGGGCTGACGGATGCTTCGACGGCCCCTGGTGACGCCGTGGGGGCCCATGCCGCCGGGGATGCGTCGACGACCATGACCGACGCTTCGAGCGCGCCTGCGGCCATCGTGGGGGCAATGGCGGCCGGTGCCGCCGACCCCGGTGATACGTCGCGCGTCTGCTCCCCCTGCGCGCCGAGCGGGTCGTATGCGGCGGGGGAGGCCGATGCCGAGAGAGCATCGCCTGAGATTGCGCCGGGGCTTGCTGTCGGTGTGTACGCCGCCGGGGCTGCCGCGGGCGCGGTCGGTGATGTGGATGCCTCGCCAGGCGCCCACGTTGGCACGTACGCGGTCGGGGACGCACCCGGAGGATTCGTGGGCCACGCCCACGCGCCAGGGCTGAGCGTGGGGGCGTATGCTGCCGCTGTGCTCGTCGGCGCCGTCGTCGACGCTGACACCGCACCCGGGGTGATGGCCGGGTCGAGCGCCGACGGTGCCGCCCCGATCGCCGTGACGGATTGCTCGACCGCTCCGGGTGATGCCGTGGGCGCGTAGGCTGCGGGCGATGCGGCTCCCGGCGTCACGTCGCGCGTCTGCGTCTGCGTGACGGATTCGATGCCGGGATCGGGAGCCGTGGGCGACGCCGCCGCTGCGGTGACGGATTGCTCGACGGCCCCGATCGTGTAGGTCGGATTGTACGCCCCGGCGCTCGACGATGCGGGTGCGGGTGATGCCGCTACGGCTCCCGCTGTCGTCGTCGGGGTGTATGCGGCGGCCGATGCGGCTGCGGCTGCGGGCGAGGTGTTGACCGCGCCGATCCCGTTCGTCGGAGAATACGCGGCGGGGGATGCGGCACCGGGAGACGGTGAAGCGGATTGTGCGCCGGGCGTGAAGTCGGTCGTCGCGACGTAGGCATTGGCCCCGACCGACAAGTGAATGTCGCAAGTCGAGTTGCCGCCGGCGGTCGAAAGCTTGTACTCGATCTGAAGAAAGAGATATTCGTCCGTCAGCGTCCAGCCGCCAACCGGACACGACGGCGACGCCGCGCATTGCTGCGTTGCTGAGTTCGCGAGGTTGGTGAATCCCGACGTGGTCCCGTACGTCAGGCGCGTTGCCCCGGCGCCCGTCGGATCCGTGCCACGCCAGAGCGCATAAACGAATGCGCCGCCAGTCGTGGAGGTTGCGCGGGTCTCACCCTGCGCCAACAACGAAACCGTCCACGACCCGGCGCCGAACGTGCCGCTCAGCTTGTTTTCAGAGCGCCAGCAATCCCCGACCGTGTTGTTGATCGACGACGTGCCGATCGTGGAGGATGCCGCCCACGTATTCGCCCGCTCGGTGCCGAAGTCTTGGATCTGATATTTGGTGGCAGCCGTCGTGCCGTTGATGATGCCTGTGACCGAACGGGCATTTGTCGGAGCCGAACCCCCGTCCTGAAGCGAGCCGTGATTGGACCCCGAGGCCGCAGCGTCCTTCAAATAGAACGTCTTGGTCGCCATGGTTCCCTCGGGGTGCTATTCGCCGCGCCGCTCAGATGGTGAAGACTTCGCCCGCCGAGCTGCCGCCATTCCACTTCAGGGTCACGTCGCCGCCGTTCGTGACCAAATCGGCGGGGTCGAGCACGCCGAGCACGAGCGCAGCGGCATCCGAGACGTTGTACAGATAGACCCAGACCGTGGCGATCGTGCCCGCATTCAAAGCGGTCCACGTCGTATTGTCGGCGAGCAACTTCGCGCGGTGATTCGTCGCATCCTCGCTCACGGCCTTTCCCGCGAGCTGCTTGCGCACGTAATTGCCGCCGGTGCACTCGTTCGTCATGCTCGACAGGTACACGCTCCCATCGGTGCTCGGCATCGTCGCCGAGGTCGAGAGCGCTACACGCACGTCGTCGGTCGCCCAATTCAGCAGGGCGGATGCCGCACGGATCTTGGTGATGGTCTGCATCTGAGAGGCCATGAGAATCTCCCCGGCAGCAATGGCCGCCGCGATTGAAGGCTGTGGATGTGGAATCAGCGACCCGAGGAATCGGGCAGAATTGGCTGTGACGGTCGAAGGATCTTCGCGTGTGGCATGACGCCTGCGCGACGGGCGGCGAGGTCTGCTGCGTCGTCGATGCTCGCGCCTTGACTCATGCGCGGCTGGTCGTCACCGAAGGAAAACGTCGCGCCTTCGTCGAGCAGGTTGCGAATGGTGATTCGCTCGCCACGCTCGAACAGTGCACGCACGATGCGCCCGAGTTCGAGATCGGCGCGGTCCTGGTCGTTCACTTTCGGCCCCCGCACACGATGCGCGAACAACGGCGCACGGCGAACACGTCGGAAGCGCCGATGATGCACCACGGGTCGAAGGGCACGAGCTTCGTCGCCATGATGTGCTCACAGGTCGGCTCACAGGTCGGTCCCGCTTCCTCGCATCCGAGAGCGGCGAGACGGGAGCACGCCCGGCCACAGGAGGTCGCAGGCGCATCGGTCGGGGCCACATCGGGCTGTGAGGCGTCCACGATCGCGGGCGCGTCAGGAGCCGATTCCGCGGCGGCGTCGGCCTCGACTGGAACCGGCGGCACCGGGGCGGGCGGGATGCACATCGGTGAGCTGACGATGAGCGTGGCGAGGATCAGGCCGAGCCGGTTCATGATGCCCTCCCAACGATCGCGAACGCCTCGTCGATCTGCTTGACGAATTCCTCGGAGCACTCGAAGTCGCCCGAATTGCCCCAGCCGGTGCCCCAGGAATTGCGCCCGATGAAGATCCGCTTTCCCGTCGCCGGGTCGGTCCGATAGCCGAGGAGCACCATGCAATGGCCTCCGCCGTCGGGGTCGCGTCGATTCTGCGCGCCGATGACGGTCCCGCCCGTGTACCGCAGGAAGTTGGAATCGATGAGCGTGCCGAACACGATCGGGTGCTTGGCGTCGAGCGCAAGGCAGTATTCGGTGACCCGCTGCGGACCCGAGCTGACGATCTGGTGCGGCTCGGGCAGAAGGTTGGCGGAGTCGGTTTGGAGCTCGGCGAAGGTCGGCTCGTCGTTGACGTTGCTCGGCACGCAATCCGAATCGGCGTCGTAGGCGTCACCGCTCACGGGATCGACCGCACGCATCGGCATCGGGCCAATGGCACGCACTCCCCACTCGCGGGCGTACTGGACCACGGACAGGACTTCGGTTCCGTCGTCGGACAGCGGGGTGGTATTCGGCAGGCCGGCGAGCATTCGATCGGTGCACCGGGCGCCCGCATACAGATCGCGCGGGGAGCAGGCGACGGTGAGATCGTCGGCGTCGAGGCCGAACAGGCAAGCGCCAGCAGCATCGGCCGCGGTGGCGATTCCGGTTGCGGCACCATGGCCCACACAAGACCCGCAGGCGTTCTGCGATAAAACACGCGGCGCATGCGATCGCAGGTCGGCCCAGCCGACGGGCGTCCCGGTGGTGTTGACCGCCGCCGCGAGCAGCTTGCGCGGGATGCGCCCCGAGTCTGGTTTCCATCCGAATCGCATGGTCAGCCTCCGTTCAACTTCGCGAGCACGAGAGGCTCAGGCACCCTGCGCGAATTCGGCCCGGCGGCGAACAGCGTCGTCAGCGCGATTACGTCCCGAATCAGCGGGCCCGCCGCGCCGAACAGCGAGGCAATCGTCGGCGCCGAACACGTTGTGATGGCAGCGGCTTCGAGGTCATACGCCGATCGCGCGATCGCCGTGATCTTGTCGAGGTTCGTCTGAATCGTCGCGAGCTTGTCCGGGGGCAACGGAAGCGTGGCGATGCGCTGGCGAATGTCGCCGACCCATTGCAGCAGGTCGTCGGTGTAGATCTGCGACGCGGTGATCGCCGGAATGGCCTTCGCGCATGCGGACTCGAACATCGAGCAGCCGCACGAGAAGACCGACATGACGACGGCGAACAACAATGCGTAGAAGCGAATCATGGGTGCCTCGTTTTCAGGTAGACTTCGACGACGGTTGCTGCGGCGACGAGCACGGTGGCGACCGACGCGACGATCTTCGTCATGCGCTCGGCCTTTGCCTTGGCCGCTTCGGCAGCCTGCTTGTCGGCTTCGGCTTCAGCCTTCGCTCGCTCGGCGTCCTTCATTCGGCGCACGACAATCGGAGCCGGTTGGATGCGCGTGATCTCGCCCACGTCCGGGCCCCAATCGGGCATCGGAGGCGATGAGATGGGGCGCTCTTGTTCGATTGCCCGCTTGAGCGCGAGCACGGTATTTGTGTTCTCGATCACGGCCGCGGTGAGGCTGTGGGGCGTCACGGTGCCGTCGTCGCGGATCAGCCCCACCCGATTCGATACGAGCACGGCAGCGGCTTTCGCCTCGGCGGTTTCGCTCATGAGTCGGCCAAGGCCGTCGTCGAGGATCTCGAACCGGGCATCGATGCGATCGAAACGGTCGCCACGATCGCAGAACGCGCCGCTGACGGCCTGCGTCCCGCCATTGCCGCCGCTCATTTCGGTTCCTCGCTCTCGACGATGACGGGCACCGGGGGCGCCTTCGGAATCACGACGGGAGCGGGCGCGTCGAGGTGAGCGACGGGCGACGGAAGCACGGCGAGCAGAGCGGGAAGGGCCGACACGATGCCGCCGATGAGCGCGGGAAGCCACGGTTGCGATGTCGACAGCGCCTCGGCAACACCGGACAGCACACCGAGCGCGACAGGCACGAGCGGTCGATACGCCGCCGGAATGCGCGCCCATTGTGCCGCGACGACGGGCAGCCGCGCGAGGTAGACGATGAGCAGGATCGCGAGCCCGACGACGACGGGCCACTGATGCGATTGGATTGCGACGAGCAAAGCGTTGATGTCGGGCATTTTCTACTCCTTCAACCGCCGGGCATAGCGGCGGCCCACCACATGCCTCCAGATTGGACAGCGTTTCCACCGCCGCCCGTTGCTGCAGCGAGCGACGAGTCGTGGAGCGGGTAATACGCGGTGACGCCTTCGAGTCGGCAGTCCCCAGGCATGCTTCCGTAATAGTCCACCATCGTCTCCTGGTAGGTCGCCGCGCGCCCGGCGCAGCAGACGAAATCGGCTATGACCCCGCGGAATGCTGGGCGGGAGTCGCGCGTCCCGATGATGATGCTGTCGCCCGCGTCGAGATTCCAGGTCGTCGAGAACGTCCCGCAGAATTGCCCGTTTGCGTACAGGGTCGCCGTGCCTGCGACGGCATCGAGGGAGAGCACGAATCGGGTCCACTCGAATTGAGTGAGCCGCGCCGGTAGGTCAAATTGGGCGGTGCCGTTATCGACGCAGACGATGACCTCGCCTGTGGTTCCCACCTGAGCCACGGTGATGCCTGCCGAGTAGGGCGAGCCACGCTGCCAGAGCACGCGGAAGGCCGACGGCGTGGGGTCGACGAGCGCAATCGGGTAGGCCCACCAGGCGTACGTCATCGACCCTGAGCCGCTGGGCGTCATGGTCGCGTGCGTCGGAATCGTCAGCGTGTCCGAGTCGTCGGTCATGCGGAAGTGGGTCACGCCGCTATGGGCCGCGAAGGCCCGCGGGACGACGTCGTAGGCGTCGCCACCGAGCCGGAATCCGCCGAGGTCACGGTCGAACAGGCTCGCCCACTTCGTGGCCATCTTGGGATAGCCGGTGCTGTCCTGAGGGTGCACGCCGTCGGTGTCGAGGTCCGACGTGGTGAGCAGGTCAGCGACGACGACCCGTGTCGCCCCGTATTCAGCGCACACGGCGTCGAGGCCTGAATTGACGGCCACCCGAACGACCTCGCGAGCAGCTCGCACTGGTGCCGAATCCACGGCGCAATTCCAAGGGACCATCCCCGTCACGTACACGCGATGCATCGGGATTCGCCCGGTAGCCTTGACCGCGGCAAATAGCGTCTCGAATCGCGCCAGGATGGTCGCCGACGACTCGTCGCGCCCGACGTTGTTCGTGCCGAGGCCGAGGTAGATGGCATCGGGCCGGTACGTCTCGATATCGGCGAGCAGGTACGGCTGAACCTCCTCGATGGTGTAGCCGGCAAAGGCGCACTCGTCCCAATCGCCGAGGGTGTAATTCCCGCTGGCGACGTAGCCGAACGACTGGGAGCCAACGAAGTCGACCGCGAGGCCGTGGCGAGCCAGGACGGCCGTCCAGAGCAGGGGACGATATCCGCCAGTGTTGCCGCCCTTGGTGATCGAGTCCCCGCACAGCATCACCTTGGCCTTGTGAAACCGAGGCTGCCATCGCCGGTAGAAATACTGCTCGATGTCGACAGCGAGCACGCCGCGATCGGGCTCGAATCCGAACGCCCAGTCCGTGTACGCGAGGACCTCGAGGATGTCCCCCTGCGCGGTGTACGACGCGATGTTGCTTGGGTCGTACGCGATGTTACCGACCATCAGGTCGAGGTCCGAATTGCCTCCCGACGGCGCATTTGCAAAGTTGCCGCTGGCCTCCTCGATGCCGTTGACTCGCACCGACACGTCAGGCGCGTTGGTGGCCTTCCACTCGACCACGATGACGTTCAGCCGGTGGTCGTGAATCACGCCGTCCGCCGTCGTCAGGTCAATCACGTACGCGCTGCCGTTGGCGATCTGGACCTTGACGGCCCCCGCTGATGTCACCGCGATCGAGAAGCCGATGCGCCCGGACGACAGGCGCAGCTCGTCGAGGAGCATCACGTCCTGGGTCGTCGTCTCGCAGAAGTAGGCGATGCCGATCAGCGCGGCCGTGTGCAGCGCCGCGTAATTGGCCTTCGTCATCGTCGATTCGAGCCGGGTGCCAGACGAATCCGTCCACTCAGCCGAGTCGCGCGAATTCATGCGAGACACAAAGGGCCCCGCCGTTGCGTGAGCCACGGTCCCGCCTGCCGTTCCCTGATTCGGAATCGCCGTGACGCGGCCTCCACTCACCGTGCGCCCAGGGTCGTCTACGCGAATCCAGACCGCCGGGACCGCCGTCTGTCCCACCCAATTCGGAGACCATGGCGGCCGCCAGCGCTCCGTCCAAATGGCCGGTGGCACCGTGCCGGGCCTGATTCCAGTGAGGTCGTCGCCGGTCGTTCCCATGGGTCACTCCAGGATTCCGACGATTTGCACGGAGAGCGTGTCGTCCCCGGTCGAGGTCTCCGTTGCCGTCACCTCGCAGCGAGCATCGCGCTCCCACCGGCATCCGGCCGGGTCGATGGTCGTCGTGGTCTTGCCCCATGAGCCGCCCGACAGCGGCTCGATCCCCTGGTAGCTGTTCGACGTGCAGACCTTCGCCGTCCAGGCGCCGAGCTGCACGTTGAGCTTTGGAGGATTTGCCGAGAGCGCACCGGCCGCGAACCGCAGCTGCGCCACGCGCAACGCGGGGCCGGTATTCTCGACGTACGCGCCCAGGGACGACTCGAAGACCGTGGTCGTTCCGGGGAACGAATACGGCCCAGGGACGCCGCGCTTCTCGACGACGACCCTCGTCGAATCCCCGTACCACACGGCGAGGATCTTGGCCGAGCCCGTATCCAATGCAGGCCCGACGAGGTCGAGCTGCGTGGTCGTGATGGCGTCGCACAGCATCCACTTGAAAAAGCACACGTCCACGTAGCCCGCCGAGAAGGTGTCCCCGCTCACGACGATATTGCCGCCGAGTCCCGAGGTGTTGTCCGCGGTGATCGTGTGCGTGCCGAATCCTGTGATCGTGCCGGTGTGGCCGATGAGCTGCGCAGTCGTCGTGTTTGCCCCGCGGTACAGGTCGATCCTATAGTCCGACCCTCCGAGCGAGACGCAGTTGCACCGAATGATTCCGTCGGACCGAAGCGCCGCGGCGACCAGGCCAGTCAGGCCCGAGGTCACCGTCCACGCGCCGCCGCCCGTGTTCGCTCGCTGCTCGTAGCCCGTCGAGTCGAGCACCCGAATCGGCGTACCCGGCTGCACCGACGCCATGTAATCGGCGCCGAGGGTGAGGCGCCCGGCATTGGCCGCGGTCGTCGTGAAGCTCGCGATCGAGGTCCAGGTCTGGGCGCCGCTCGACGGCGTCGACCAATCGATCGCGTTGGCCGCTCCCACCGTCAGGACTTTGCCCTCGGTGCCAACCGCGAGCACGACCCAACTCGTTCCGTTGTGCCAGAGGATCTGTCCCTTCGTCCCGCTCGGCAGGCTGGCGCCGGTCGGTGCCGTCCAGCCGACAGCGGACGCTGCTCCGACGGTGAGCACGTCGCCCTGTGAGCCGACGCCGAGCCCCGACCATCCCAGCCCGTCGTGCCAGACGATCGTGCCCTTGACCCCCGCGGGGAATTGCGAGGGGATATTCTCCCAGAGGATCGTGCTCGACCCAGACGTCCGCAGCACCTGGCCCGTGACGCCCGAGTGCGAGATCGCGACCCACGACGTGCCATTGTGCCAGACCAGGTCGCCCTTGACGCCGGAGGGGAGAAACCCCGCCAGCGTGCCACCGTTCGCCGCGTTGGTGTGATTGTGCTGCGCGTTGGTGAAGTTGCCAATCGTGGGCGTCGTGAGGGTCTTATTGCTGAGGGCCTGGGAGCCCGTGAGCGTGACCACGTCCGAGCCGATGTTGAGCGTGACCGAGCCCGCAGCGTTCGTGACGGTGATCGCATTCGTCGTGCCTTGCAGCGTCTTCCACTCCATCCCCACGCCGCCCGCATTCATGCCGGGGATCTGATTCGCCGCGGCACCCGCGAAGGTGTGCGTGTTCGAGGTCATGCCGTGGGCGACGGCACCCCCAGCACCCGCACCTTCGATTGCCGCGTTGAGCTTGGCGCAGTGGCCCGACGTGCGGTTGTATTCGTCCGTCTCCCCGACAGCCATGACGCGCAATCCACCGGGCGTCACGACGTTCACCTGAAGCGCTCGCGTGTATTCGATCCGCGATTGCCCGTTCGCATCGATGCCGCGGTTGATCGTCACGCACACGTTGACGCAGCGGCTCGACGCATTCGGCATGCGGAAGGTCGCGGTCTTGGTCGCCTGGTCGACGGTCACCGTAGGCAGCGGGGCGGCGAGCGTGAGCGGGTCCGCGGTGGGAATCGTCACGTCGATCACGTCGACCCCCGCCGTGGATTGCAGCTCGATCTTGATGTAGTCGTTCGCGGTGCAATCGATCGACGTGTCGTATGCGCCGAAAGACCAAGGCGCCGCGCCCGTCGCGGAATTGCCGAGGCGGAAGATCGGGGAAGGCATGGGTCAGCCCTTCTTCGTGAATCCGTTGAGGAGAATCAGCTTCGTCGTGGCGACGTTCTCGCGGACATTCGTCGTGCCCGTGCTCGCGGTGAGCGCCGAGCGGAACGCATCTGAAACACCGGCCACGCCGTATCGGGTCGTCAGATATCCGCCTGGGTACACGGACGCATGGACGTTGCCCGTGCGCGAGACGTGCTGCCCGAATGCCCACACGAGCACCTCGTGATACCGCACGGCGCTCTCGAAGTCGGTGGGCTGCCCGGCAAGCAACGTCGTCAGCGTGGTGTCCACGGATGCGTGGAATGACGTGGGCGCGCCCGAGTCGTGCATCCGATTGCCCACGTGATCGCGGAACACGGACCACAATTCCTGCACCGCCGAGACGTAGGAATCGCGGTCGGACGGGTACGCGATGACGTATTGCGAATGGGCATCGCCCGTGATCGCGTGGTAGTCGATGCCCGTGTCGGCGTTCTGAAGCGAACGGTGCGTGCCGTATCGCAGCTTCATGTTGTTCATGCGCGCGACGGCGGTCGCCTCGCTGGTCGCCTTCGGGTACGTGACCGAGTCCAGCCGGTTCTCTCCCGGCGCGTAGTGGATTCCAGCCAGTCCCGCCGCGCCATACGTGCGCCCGATGTGCCCGTCGAAGACGCGCCACAGGAGATTGGTGCGAGCAATGCGGTCGGCCAGCGTCGCCCCGCCCGCGAGGTCTGCCACGCCTGCCATGTCGGCCGCGACGAACGGGTCGGCACCGCCGTGTAGCACGCCGCCGGGGTCGCCAACGGTCTTCGCGGCGTGCCCGACGATTGCGTCGCGCAGGTCGTTCAGCAGGGTCACCTGTGAGGCTGCATTGCCCGCGGCGGCATCGGGTGAAACGACGGTGTTCGTGTTGTCCACCGCCGCATGTACCGCGAGCGGGTACTCGATCACGATGTGCTCGTTGATCTGCGCGATCAAGTGCACGAGGTCGAGCAGGATATTCGACGAGCCGATCTCGTCCCAATCGATGATCAGCGAGGTTTCGCCATACGCCGCGTCACCGTATCGGTGGTAGTCGTCGCCCCAGCCGCCCATGTCTTGCACGGCCTGCGCTACGGTGGCGGCCATTGCCGCCGACTTCGCCGCGTCGCTGCTCGCCGTCGTGTCGAGCACGGGGCAGCGGGACGCGTCGGCGAATCGGGTCACGACGCCCCATGTCGTCGGCGCCGTCTGGTAGTTCCAGTCGGCGTGCGTGCACAGGCGCATCACCACGTCGTCTGGTTCGATTCCGATGCGACGTTGGAGCGAATCCCCGACCACGACGGAACACGTCGCCGTGCTCCATGGCGTGATCTCGATCGTCCCGGCTGCGGAACCAGCGTGCGCTGGGCTCGCGTCCCCTAGGTCGTTGCTGAATCGCGGCGGGATGTTCGTCTCGGATTCCTCGACGAGCTGCACATCGTAGACGCCGCCGACATCGGGCGTGATCTGGTTGTTGGGCAGCCAATTCTCGGCGCCCGCATCCCAGATCGGCAGCGCGGATCCCGGCGGCGCGGACAGCAATCGACACCTGACGCGCGTGCCTTCGTCGAAGGTCGCGGTGATGGTGACCGTCTCGCCAGCGAATGGGAATCGCAGGTCGCGGCTGATGGAGTTGATGGTCATGGATCAGCGCCACAGCGAGAAGTCGGCGCCACCCTCGGCGGTGTCGACCGTCATCTGCGCCTGAATCGAGCACAGCTTCGCGTCGAGCGCATTCGCCCCGCCTTCGGGCATGATCTGCGCGACGTAGTGGTAAGCGGCGTTGTTGACGACTTCGTTGAGCCCGAGCACGTCGAGGTACACGCCGCCCACGTCCTCGTAGACCGGGACGCTCACCCACGTGTACGTCACCGAGCCGAGCGAGGTCAGGGTGCCTTGGATCGAGATCTTCGCGATCGAGAGCGATGGCAATGTCGCGGGCTGCGCGCCGTGTACGCCGCCGGGCATCAGAACCACGCGCACGCCCGTGAGCGTGTGCCCGTGCAGAAGGTTGAGCGAGAACACCGCGCCGATTGCCCCGCCGACAATCCCCTTGAGGTAGTGCGCCCCGTTGAAGTACAGCGGCGTCTTATCCCCGGCGCTGTCGGTGCTGCCGCAGTACGTGATCGGCAGTGCCTTGAGCCCGCCAACTGTCGACGAGCGCTTGATTGCCGCCGCCGCATTCGTGTCGATGGTGTTCGCCTGCGTCGGGGTGAGCAGGTCGCCTTGCGCCCAATTCGCAGCATTCGCGCGGACATTCGCAGCCATGTTCTACCTCAGAGGACAGCAAGACCGAGTTTCGAGACGCCCACGCGGAATCCGTACGTGCCGCCCTCGGCGGTCTCATGGAAGTTGAACGTGCACCACGCGGGCAGGTATTCGTCGAGCGAGGCTCGAGCGGCATCGACCCGGCCACGCGCATCGTCGTCGGTGGCGCCAGCGGGGCGCACGTATTCGATCGTGATGTTCGCGACCGAGCTCGTCCACGCCGTCGGCTCGCTCGTCACCGGCCAATGCATCACAGCCGTCGCTGCGTCGTTGTAGTGCGCAACAGCGGTCCACGGGGCGAACGCTTCGGTGATCATGCGCGAGATCGAGCCCGAGCCGCCGGAGTAGTACGCGAGCAGTCGAGCCGCGACGCGATTGCGCCGGATCTGATCGGAGTCGTTGACGCTCGCCGTGATGCCGAGGATCGCTTCCCATCGCGACAGGCGGGGTTCCGTCAGCTTGCGCGGGTCGGATCCCTGAATGACGCGGCGGTCGATTGCCCGGTCGGCAAGCGAAAGCAGGCGTGCGGCGGCCACGTTCTCCGCGTCGGCAAGCGTCCCGGGTTCGGTGGCAAGCGCGGTCCCCAGCTCGGACTTGATCGAATCGTAGATCTTCGTGATTCGCCGCGTGCTGTTCGCCCCGAATTGCCGGGGGAATGGCGAGCGCCAGGTGCCGAATGCCATCTCAGTACACCGTCACGAAGACGCGCTTGTCGGCCACGACGTTGCCGTCGTATCGGTACACGAGCACCTGCACCTGATTCGGCGCAATGGCCTCGGCAGGGGCGAAGAAGTACGGGAATGCGAGCGACGTTGCGGCCACGGTTGCGTGCGCACCCATGAAGTTCGGCGCGCGCTTGACCCTGCGATCGGGCGTCGGGTTCAGATCGTAATACCCATCGACCGCCCACGTCAGGGTGTAGTCGCCCATGGCATTGCGCGTGACGGTGGGGCGCACCGAAACATCGTTTCCCCACACGCTGTCGTACTTCAGGATCGTCTGGTCGGAATCGATCAGGATGATGGCCTTGGGCGTCACGTGCGTCATGGCGGCGCAGTCGACGGCGTGCTTCTCGTAGGTCGCTGCGGTCTGCTCAGTCGTCGGATCGACGACGCCCTGGGTGTCGTAGTCGCTGAACGGCAGCCCGTACTCTACGGGGTCGCTTACATTGGGGAGCATGCGGACCTCACAGCTTGTGAATGGCGAGCTTGCCGAGGGTCAGAATATTGGGGGCCGTCGCGACGGTGGGGATCGCGGGGAGCGACGGGGCAATCGTCGCCACGTGCGTGATCTCGGTGTGCGCCGTCGACAGCGCGCCGATCTGCACCGACGTGAGCGCCGACGGCCACGATTCGGTCACAAGCGGGCGACGGTACGAGCGGGGCAAGAGGAGCGCCGATGACGTTTCCTCGCCGGGCCCGAGCGTGGCGAACTGCTCGATCAGCGTCGATGCGTAGTCGTCGAGCTTGTCGGCATCGGGCGAGATGTAGTCGCCACTCTGCAGGATCGAGGTGTCGATCGGGTCGAGCAGCGTCAGGTTGTAGACGAATCCAGCGGACAGCGCGACGGTGGCAATCCTCGTGTGCACGAACTTTCGTCGCGACCGGCTCCAGATTGCGATACGGCTTCCGACGAGCGGGGTGTTGCCACCGGCCACGGTGTCGACCTGAATCGTCATCGCGTTCGTGGGGGCGGCCTCGAGATGCGCCGGGGTCGTGGCGACGTACTTCGGCCAGTGCAGAGCCGTGCCGTCAATCCACCCGCCACCGCTTCCGCCGTCTTCGACCGGGAGCGGGATCGTCGCGCGCAGGTAGACGTTCACGTCTTCGTCCGTCACCGATTGCGTCAGCACGTCAGCGTGTTCGGGGTCGGCCGCGACGACGGCGAGGGCAACGGAATTGACGAGCGCCACGGACGCCTCGCGGGAGTAGTACGTCTCCGCGGTGGGCTCGACAGCGATGACGACATCGACGGTCGACGGACCGCGGCGCGCCGGGTAGCAGAACGCTTTTTGGACGGCCGCATTCGCCTCGGCCCATTCGACGTAATGCGCCCACGAGCCCGACTGCGCGGGATGCCTGAGCGAGTCCTGGAACCGGCGTCGAAGGCGCGCGTTGTTGTCGGGGTCGGCGCCATTGGTCAGGCCGCCCGGCCCAACCTTGCATTTGGTGTCGCTGCCAGCCGGGGGAGAAGTCCAGGTGAGCTCAACGCCTTCGACGCGCTCGGTGCGCTTGCCCACGTCGACGCCAATGACCGGAACGAGCCCGCCATTGTTCGTCGTGGTGGAGGTCACGACCTTGTAGCGCAACCCGTCCGCAGCCCGGCATTCCGAGTCTTTCGCGTACGTGACGACGCCGCTCGTCGTGACCCTGACGTTGCCCTGCGCTCCAGCCCCCAGCGAAGGCTCCATGCCGCGCCACACCCGGGCCAATCGGATGAGGTCGTCGCCAAGTGCGGAGTCGGGCATCGTCGCGTCTTGCAGCGCCACGTTGCGGGCCATGATCTCGAGCACTGGGCTGGCGTACGCGTCGCCACGGATCGCAATCTCGGAGCCCGGTGCGACATTGGGATTGGTCACGCCAGCACGGATTCTCCCGAGCCTCACGTCTCGGCAGAAGCGATCGGACAGCGCGTTGAGCGAAGGCAGTTCGATGCGAGTGATCGCCATGGTCAGCGTCCAATCGGTGCGGTGCTGGTGTGTTGCGTGCGCCTGCGCAGGTCGGTCCACGTCACGAGCGCATAGACGGAGGTCCCATTGACCTCGACATCCACTGAATCAAGCCGAACCGAACGGTCGGTGATGACGGGCTGAAGGGCCACGCGCACGAACTCGTAGACCTCTGGCTGAATGGTGTCGTTCGCCGATGCGGGAGGCGTCAGGCCGAACTCCTGCGTCGAGATTCGCGAACCACGAATCGTCTTGAGGCAGAAGTACACGCGCTGGGCGGTGTCGCTCATGCCCGTCTCAGAGCCGTTCGCGTCGAGCACCACATCGCCCGTGCGCGGGTCGAACTCGGTGCTGGACACGGCGCCCGTGGTGCTCGTGTGATACCCAGCAGCGACGAGCGCGGGGGATTCGACGGGCACACCTACGCCGGCCGGCGCAATCCCTGCGGGGGCTGTTCCATATCCAGCGCTCATGCCCCGAACTCATTGACGGCCAAGGCGTCGGCTCGAATGCTCTGCGCAAGGTCTTCGGTACGTTGCCCAGCCGGCTGCGGAAGAGCCCACAGTTCCAGATTGGATGGCCTATTATCGGCGCGATTGCCATTCTTGTGGTGGACGTTTTCCGTTGGCAGAAGCGCTCTCCCCAGCGTCATCGACATGATGAGCCTGTGCTCACCCATCTTGCCGTTGCTTGCCGATCCAGGGTGCCCAGGCACGTGCACCTGAACGTAGCCATCTCTCCCAATCGCTCCAGCGTTGAGGCTCAACGCCGGAGATTCCGCGCCAAACGCAAGTTGCTCTTCATAGTGTGGCTTGCAAATGCGGCCTACGAATGCAACGTGTTCGCACCCAACGATGGAGCATCTGCAACGGCGCGACTCCGATGAGAATCTGCGCCTATCGACCAGACCAACCGGTCCGACATCGCCCGTGGCGATGGTCCTGCCGTAGTGCATCAGGCAAAACCCCTTCGATCTGGCGATTCTGCTGCACCCTTCCACCGCGCACGTGCGCAATTCTCCAGCCGCGCGTTCCCGACTTGTCAGCCCATCGAAGTTCTCTGGCTTCCCCTGCATGTACCACCTGGAAAGGTGGAGTCTGCACATCCCGTCGCTTACCATCAGTCCGTTGCAGCCGTCGAACTTGCATACACGAGGCGCGTTCGGATCTCGGCGTGGTCTTGACGCTCGTCCAGCCTTCGGGTCGCCATACCGCGTCAGGCGATGCCAATGGGGATTACACACGCCCCTGGCGACTGCCTTTCGATCGCAGCCTTCGACGCTACAATTAGCTTTCATGATTGAACCAAATCCAGCGGGCAAGGGGGCAGAAGCTGGTAGGGGATCGACGGCACGGGGATCGACAGCGAAATCGAAGGCAGCTTGATGCCGATCTTGAAGCTCAGGGAGAGCGACGGAATCGACAGCGAGAACGATGGAAGCTGAATCGTCGGAAGCGCGAGGCTGATGCTCGGCAGCTTGATCGCGATTCGGAAGCTGATGCCCAGCGACGGGATCTCAAGGCTGATGACGGCCAGCGTGATGGTCGGAAGCGACAGCGAGATCGACGGCAGGCGGATGCTGAACGGCAGCTTCCACTTGCACAGGCTCATGTGAACGCCGCCGATGCGTAGACGGAATCAAGCCACGGCTGATGGCCAGCGAGTTGGTGATTCGAGTAGACCGAGCGCGCCCCGTCTTGAAGCGTGCACGGCCTGCCGATCACGGTGTTCGATGGCACTTCGACGCTCGCTGTGGATCGCGCCGTCGACTTGAAGATCTGATTCTTCGTCGACCCTCCGTAGAATCCGCCGAACAGATACACCCAGCCATCGGGCGCCATCCATTGGACGGATCCATATTCCCCACTCGGGTGCGTCGTCGTCGAGACGACTTGCATGATCCAGGGCGTCGAGACGTTCGCCGCCCACATGGTCTGGATCGCATTGCCGCCGAACAGCCAAACTTTCCCGTCGGCGACGAACACGGATGCGCCGAACGTGGCTGTTAGTAGGCCGATTCCCGCCATGGCGTACACGGTCGCAGGGTCCGACACGTTTGCGATCCAGATCGACGATTGCGCCGCTCCATTCGTCCCGCCGTAGAACATGATCCAATTACCCACGACGGCGTAACCCGGCAAACCCAGGGCGACGGGGATCGTTTTCGTCGTGTCGGACCACGAAAGCGGGTTGCTGACAGGGGCCGACCAAATGGTCGTGCGATAGGTGTTGGAATTGTCCGCGCCGCCGTAGATGTATACGTAGGAACCGACGACGATCACCACGTGCGTGCGCCTTGCGGCGGGAATTGTCGCGCCCGTGTCGGTCCAGGACGACGGGTCGGAAACGGGGGCCCGTTGAATCTTGTTGTGGGTCACGCCCTGATCGTCAAGGCCCCCGAAAATGTATAGGTAGTCGCCTATCCGCACGACGGGCGACCATGCGTTCCCCCACGCCAGCCATTTGTTTGCCACCTGGGCCCAGCCCGACGTTGGCGTGCCGACGCTTGTGCGCCATATCGTAACCGTGCCGTTCGATCCCGCGCCGAGGCCGCCGAAGATCCACAGGTAGGTCCCGTCATTCCAAAACCCCGCGGCCCTGTTCGCCGTGGGGAGCGGATTCGACACGCCAGAATCGAGGAATTTGGTCAGGTCGTGGAAGTATTTCGTCTCGACCGTGACCCCGCCCACGTTCAGATTGTCGAGCGTGTCGAGCGCCTTCTGCACCGTGTCGTCGGCCGCGCTCAGGTTGCCGTTGAACGATGCCGTCGAGGTTGACGTACCGCTCGCCGTCGGGGCGCCGGGGATCGCGATGTTGTCGATCGTGTCCAGGGCCTTCTGGACGGTATCGTCTGCGGCCGAAAGGTTGCCCGCGAATCCCGTCGTGGTGACGCTGATGTCCGACGCTGAACTGCCACCGGGAGCTGTGCCCGTGCCACCAACCCGACGCCAATGCGGACCGCGTGTGCCGATGGTGCCACCAGGGACGATGATCGTCGTGCCGTCGTCTACCGCGCTCGAATCGCTCCAGACGAACGTCCCGCCGCCGCCATCGGCCGATGCCGTGTCGCCGTCTGCGACGATGACGGTGCCGGCGAATGAAATCCGGCTCGTCCGCAGGTCTGCGATCGTGGTCATGACGTTGGGTCAGACGAACAGGTTGGGAGCTGCGAGACACGCCACGCCGACCATGGGCTTCGAAGCGGCCATGTGCAGCTTGTGCACGCCCACCTCGTCGACCATCTGTGCGGCGATGTTCTGGATCTTCGTGGTGCTCGAATTCGTCACCGGCTTGTCGCCGGCGTTGTGCGTGATGCCGTTCTTCGCGCTCCACTCGACGGCCGGGCCGCTTGGGATGACGAACTTGAGGCTTCCGCCATCCTTGCCCGACAGCACGAGCACCATGTCTTGGCCGTTGTCGGTCGGCACGCGGAAGACGATCGATCCGTCGGCGCCGAGCTTGATCATGTTGCCGGGGAGCGCGAACAATGCCACGTCACCCTCTGCCAGTTGCCCGAACACGCGAGCCGCCACCATGACGCGGGAGGCAATCGCAAAGGTGTTCTCTCCCCAGCGCAGGAGCACCGCCTGAGCACCCTTGGGCAGACGCGAGACGAAGCCGTACTGCTGCCAGCAATCGACGGGTTCCGATTCATCGGTGGGCGATTGGTCGGCCCACTGATCGTCAGGGTGCTTGTCGGGCGTTGAGAAGAACGCGCTGATGACGTTCTTCGCGTCGCCAAGCAGCTCCGTGCGCTTGACCGTTGCGATGTCGATGAGGGCTTCGAGTCTCATGCTGCGTGGTCGGCATCGGAGAACCGTACCGATCCTTTCGGGACCAACTTGAGGTCCGTTGTCGTCCCGCCGCTCGCACTGCGCTTGAACGTGCGCTCGCGGACCCACATGTCCTCGTGCACGTCGAGGATGTCGTCGTCCACGTGGACGATGGTGTCGACGGCGTACACGGCGCCCGTGTCTTCGTCGGTGTGCCCGCGCAGGGTGCACTCATAGACGCGGGCGTCCTTGAGCGCTTCGGACATCTCCTGCTCGGCGAAGTCCTGGCACTCAGCGTCCGTCGTCGCCTGCTCATGCAGCACGTAGCGGGGCACGTAGAACGGCGAGCGCGTGGGGTCGTTGACGAAGCCTTCGCACGTGGCCTTGTCGAATACCTTGGAGCCGCCCTTGCCGCGCACCATGACGCACGTGGGCGCCTGCAATGCGCTCTCGACCAGCGAGGCGTGCAGCACCTTGACGCGCTGCAACCCTTCACGGTGCACAATCGAGGCGCACGGGCCTTGGTCGTAGTCGGGCGACGAGACGATGATGTTGCCCTCGGCGTCGCTCCACATCCACAAGCCGAAGCGCCGCAGGTTGCGCGCGAGGAACTCGAATGCTCCCTCGTTCGGCTTGGCCTTGCAGTAGTCGAGCTCGGTCTGCGTCTTGCGGGCCTTCTTGCCCTTCTTGAATCCCTTGACGCCCGTGAGGATCTCGCGGTTCGAGTCGTTGTCCGTGATGATCTTTCGACCCATCGACGGATACAGCGAGAAGATGGTGGACTCGACGACCTCGTAGATCTTCTTGCCCTTGAGCCTGAAGTCGGGGTGGATGTTCGCGTCGCACAGAATCTTGAGCACGTCGCGACCCTGCACCTGGACCGTCAATCCTTCGGTGCCGCCAGCCGATACCTGCACGGTGTCGATGAAGCCAGTGAGCTGCAAGCAACCGTCGACAGCGATCTCGATCTTCTTGTCCTTGCGGACCTGGCTCTTGACCTTCTTCCACTCTGCCTGCGTCGTGAACGACAGCGACCACCCATCGGTGGGCGTGAGGAACTCGCTGTTGATGGTGTAGTCGCGCCACCTCGACAGGACGGTGCCGTCCTCGAGCGTGAGGGTGACGAGCGAATCCTCCATCGTTGATGTTTCTCAGGCGTCGGAATAGACGAAGATGTCGGTGCCGGGAGGGATTGGATCGCGAGCGGCCATCGCGGGATTGAGCTTGAAGAAGTCCTCGGGAGTCTGGCCGTACCGAGCGGCGACGAGCATGGCCCCGCCCTCGGCTGTGGTCGTGCGGATCTCGATCTTCTTTCGCCCGATCTGTGCGCCGAGCGATTCGGCAGCCTGCGTGAGCGCGGACACGATCTCGTTGAGCGTGTCGACGACGGCCCACGACTTCGGGTCTGCCACCTCGGACACCTGATCGATCATGCCATTGACGCCCACGATAACGTTGTCGACCTGCGCCGCGAGGTCGGCCATGGTGAGTTGCAGTAGCAGCATGGCGCCCTGAATCTTCTTGAGCGCGCCGAGCAGGTCCGTCCCGCTGCCGTCGTTGTACTCGGGAACTGGCGAGATGGTGCCCTTGATCTGGTCGAACTTCTCGCCCATCGAGACGGCGTGCGTGATGGGAGACGACGCGGCAAGCTCGATCGAGATGCCCTTCTCGATCGTCTCGGACCACGTCACGTCGAGGTCGCAGCCGTCACGCCACGTCGGGTCGTAGTGGACATTGGCCGACTCGACCTTGCAGTCGATCAGCCCGAACTCCGGGTGAATCAGCGGGCCCGTGGTGCGGTCGGTGCAGGCGTTCCAGAAGTCGCGGAAGACGTACGGGTAGAGAATCTCGCTCCACGCCAGCCCGTTGCGGAACATGACGCGGAATTGGAACTTGACCGACTTGCGGCACGTGTTCTCGATCTCGCCACCGGACACGCCGTATTGATTGTGCTCGACGGTGCTGTGTTGCAATGCCGCCGAATTGGCAAGGCACGGGACCTTGATGCCGCGCCACGTGAGCGGAAGCAGGCGTTCGAGGATGTCGAGGGTGACGGGCATGGATCACATTCCTGGAGGCTTGCCGGAACGCGACGGGTCGTTGGGGTTGGAGACGTTTCCGCCCTTGACCTTCTCGAGCTCCGCGCTGGCATTCTTCGCTTGTGCCGCCAACGTCTCCATGGCCTTGATGGTCTCGTTCAGCCGCTCGCTCGAGCCGGCGGAACCTTCCTCGCGAGAACCCTGCTTGAACTTGTTGTAGGCGTACTCGGCGCCCATCGCCGCGCCGGGAACGATGTTGACGCCGGGGATTGCGAGCAGGGGCGCCAGAAACTTCGTGTACTTGTTGGTGCTCTTGTCGTCGGCGGCTGCCTTTTCGGCCCGAAGCTGCGGAAGCAATGCGGCGGCGGCCGCAGCCTTCTCCGGCGTCGCAGGCCCCTGCATCAGGTTCTCGGCCTTCGTCACGTCAGCGTACTGCTTCCTGCCCTCGTCCTTCGCTGACTTGTCGACGGCATCGATCACCTGCGTGCCGGTGAGGTACACCGCAGTTGCCGTGATTGCGATCGTGGACAGCGCGGCGAGATTTCCGCCCGCCTGAATGCTCTTTCCAGCAAGGATGTTCTGGAGACCGATCTCCATCACCTTGCCGATTCCGGCACCCGCGAGTTCCTTCGTCAGGTGAGCGGCGAATACACCTCCGAGCGCGGCGAACGGATTCTTGCTGGCCCACACCGCAAGCTGTGCGAGCGATTGCGTGAGCTGCACCACCTTCGGAATGAGCGCGGTGAATGCCGGAAGCGCCTCGCCCATCTTCGCCTTGAACTGCTCGAAGTTGACGCGAATCTGCGCGGCATCCCCGCCAAGGACCGTCTTCAATCCAGCGTCGCGCTCACCGTCGGCCAACTTCGCGCCACTCGCCGCGTTGATTCGGTCGAGCACGCCTTGCTTGCCGCCCTTGTTGTAGTCGGCCATCAGCGACGCGACGACTTGCTGGCTCGTTCCGGTGAACACCTTGTTGAGCGCCTCGGCGCCCTTCAGATGCCCAGCGCCCTTCACGTCGAGGCCCTTCGTCATCGCGATGTCCATCGTCTGCGCGAGGACTTCGGCCGGGTCGTTGACGAGGTTGTTCTTGCCGTAGACGTTGACGCCCGCCTTCTTCAGGGCGCCCGCGTGCGTGTTGATGTCCCGAATCAGGTCGATCGTCGCTGTGCGGGATTGCTCCGGGCTCACGGCTGCATCGGCCGCGACTTGCGCGATCCCGACCTGCCGTCGAAGCATCTGCCCCTTGCTCAGCTCCGTCATCTTGCCGGCGCCACCAAGCCGGGCGAGCTCTGTGGCGAGGTCGGAGATTTCGATCGCGCCGTCCTTGCCCATGGCGGCGATGTCCTGGATGAGTTGCCTCATCTCCTCGCCGGGCTGGACGCCCGCTTTGAGCGCGGCCGCAACGACGCCGCCCATGTCTTCCATCGAGACGCCGAACGCTACGGCCGTCTTGGTGATGTCGTCGAGGTCCTTGCGGAATGCCGTCAGACCTTCGGCGCCACCTGCCCGGGCAGCGACGGTGCTCATGGCCTTCATCACGTCGGGAGCGGCCACGCCGTACTTGCCGGCGATGTTCTGCGACTCGCCTACGAGCCCGCCGACGCTCTGGGTCGCGTTGCCTCCCTTGTCCCGAGTCGAGTTGACCAGCAAGGCCCCCTGCTCGCGCAGAGACACGTTTTCCCACAGGGCTTGGCCGATTGCCATGCCGCCGCCTGTCAGGCCCGCAGCGCCCGCAATCCCGGTCACGTCGCCCCACGCAGCTCGACCAGCACGACCTACCGGCTGCATCATGCCCCGAGCGGTTCGCTTGTGCTCCGCCTGAACCTGCTTGGCAATCCTCGCCGACTCCCGCGCGGCTTGCGCATCGGCCCGAATCTTCGCACGAGCGACGCGGAAGATCTCTTTCTCCTCGTCGTCCGCAGCCTTCTTCGCAGCCTTGGCAATCGCTTCCCCGGCCTTCGTCGCAGCCTTGGCACGCGCATCGAAGTCCTTGAGGGCTGCCTGATTGGCCTTCTTGCTCGCCGCAATCTGCGCGTCGGCCGCCTTCTTCGCGTCGCGTTCCTGAGCCTTCGCCAATGCCGCGGTCGCACGTTCGGCGGCTCGAGCGGCTTGCTCCTGAGCCTTGGCGATATCCTTGGACGCCTTCTGCTCGGCCGACACCCGGCGAGCCGTGCCGCGCACGGTGTCGTTGGCGACCTGCTGGTTCATCTTCGCCGCACGTGCCGCGATCGAATCGAAGGCGGCAGAGACCTCGCGGTCACCTTGCACGCTGAATTGGATGCGGATGGGCGCGGGCATTGATTACGCCTCAGAGTGAGCTTCCGGGCTGCTCTCCGGTCTGTCGCTCGTAGTATCGTCGGAGGGCAATCCAGACGAGCCAATGGCGGTCTTCGAGGCTCCAAGCCGGTACGCCATAGAAGTCGCCAATTGAACGAGCTGACCCTGCCCCAATCCAACGAAAGGGTAGTAGCCGGCCCCCGCGGTCAGCTTCTCAATCCAGGAATCCACTTCCTCTTCGGTGAGCAGGCGCCACATGGGGCCGAGCCGGAATTGCACCGACTGGTAGGCGTCGAACAGCCCGGCCAGTTCATCGGTCGTGAGCAGCCGGCGGAGTTGCGAGGGGGCGTCCCAGATGTGCTTGGAAGCGTCGTCGCTCTGACGCATCGAAGCGAACAGCACCTCGACGATCAAGGCGTCCTTGAAGATCATCTCCCACGTCTCGGCGCGCACGCGATTGGCCTGCTCGTCGGAGATCTGGAGCTGCTCGCCCAGCTTGCCGCGCGTGTACTGGTCCGCATTGGCCCGCGCGATGTCGAGCTCGTCGACGGTGAGCACGAGCATCCGATACGAGAACAGCGGATTGCCGTCGTCGTCGCGGCGCACGAACGGCAGCACCTCGGAGGGTCTCCGGGTATCGCCGAGCCTGCGGACCAGGTCGTTGGGCGCGATATCCTTGGGTGGGCCCTTCTGAGACCCGCGCGCAAGGGTAGCTTCGATGTCCAATGTCACCTCCTATTGTCCCCGGCGAATCAGGCGATCGTGTCGGGCTCGTTGCCCTGGAACGTGAAGTCCAGTTGCGCGGGCGTGCCCGTACCGTGCTTCTCGGCCACATCCATGATGAAGCCCTTGCTCGTCAGCTTCTTGCCCGAGCGGTGCAGGATCACCTCGACCTCGGTCAGGTTCTTGGCGAGCGCGTAGAAGTCGACCTCGATTCCAGCGCGCGGCATGGCGTTCTGGACCTTGATCGAGAACGTGGGCGCACCGGGCGAGACGCCTGCAAACTTCTTCGCCTGCGTCTGGATGATGTGCGCGCCGTTGGCGTAGGACGTGTCTTCGCTCTGCGCCTCGGCGAGCAGTTGCCCATCGAGGAACAGGAACGCGGCGGTGTACTTGGTAGCGGCCATGGTCGAACTCTCCGAGTCGGCCAGCCGGCAATGGGCATTGACCCACTACCGGCGAGGCCGCGAGTGATTGGCGATCGGAAACTGTGAGGCGGGATTGAGGCGAACCGGCGGGCCTGGAATCAGGCGGCCGAATTCTCGGTCACGAGCGCGGCGAACACGTGCGCGCACGGGGTGACGTGCAGCGGGCACGCGGCGTTGATCCGCGTCTTGTTCACCGGGTCGATTCCGGTGCGGCAGGCAACGATGTCGCCCGTGGTCTTGTTGCGCGTCTTGTCCGATTCCAGCCAGCCGTGATCGCTGTCGGAATAGAGCAAGTACAGCGGCGCAATCGTCAGACCCTTGAGCCTCGAAGGCGTTAGGGAATTGGGCGGGGGCACGTCGTTGTCGTTGACCGGGTCGTCTTGCAGCGACGCGTTCGCCCACTGCGAGCCGTAGCGCACGGCGAGGTCATCGGCGAACTTGTCGGCCACGCTGACCTTGTTCGTGTCGCGCACGCGGATGTCGGTCGAGCAGGTGCACGACTGCACCATGTACGTCTTGCCCGTCGCCGTCGTCGCAATCGGCGTCACGCCTCCCGCAATCGCCGTGGCGATCTCGGTCGAGGTTGGGTAGGACGCTTGGCTGTACTGCTTCGGCACGTTCCAGATGTCGTTGACGCCCTTGCCGTAGGAGTCGTAATTGCGCCACGGAGAGCCGCCCTTTTCGTAGTTGTACCGAACGGCGGCCTGATGCGCGGCGAGCTCGTGGGGCTCCCATTCGCTGGTCTTCTGCCACGCGAGCTGGAACCGCGGGTTGTTGCCCGGGCCGTTGCTCGCCTCTGCCGCGAGCGAGACGGCGTTGGCCGCCGAACCCGTGTGGCCGAAGATGACCTGCTGACGAATCCCGACAGAGGGAAGCGCCTGCCCGACCACCTGCGTCTTGAGCGCGCCGATGCGCACGTTGCTGGCGCCCGTGGGATTGACCACCGGCACGATGAAGTCGTACTTGTCCGCGAGGATGGTGGCGAGCGCCGTGGTCCACACCTCGTCGGTCACGCCACCCGTGAGGGTCGCGGTGGCGCACGTCGCCGTGGTCGCCGGGGCGGTCATCGTCGAGATGCTGACCCGATGCCTGATGAGGTTGCCGTCGGTGCCCTTGTGCTTGGCCGTTACGGTCACGACGCCGAGCGCTGGCGATGCGGTGACGGGCCAATGGGTCTGAAGGTTGATCGCTGCCGCAAGGGCCGTGGCGAGGTCGGCAATCGCCGTCCCGCTCGCGAACGCGACGGTGATCGTCTCGCCGGCCAGCGTGTAGCTCACGGCGCCCGAGGCGGTCGTGTTGTTCACGAAGGTGACGGTATCGCTCGCTGCCGTCCCATTGGATTCGGTCGCGGCGATGGCGAAGACCTGCGCGCCCTTGCACACGTCGGCGAACCGGCGGATCGAACGGTGCAGATTCGAGCCCGCGCCGAACAGCGAGATCGCGTCATCGACGGTGCCGATCGGGTAGACCTGCGAATCGACCGTCGCCGAACCAGCCGATGTCTTCATGCCGATGAACAGCACGCGCGGCACGTTCGGATCGCCGAGCATCTCGCCCTTGGCGAACTGGACCTCGATGTAGGTCCCGGGAGTGGGATAGAGCGGCAAGCCGGTCAATGCCTGCTGAAGTGTCGACATGGCTTCACTCCGCCTTTCGCGGCTTGGGTGCCGCTACGGTCAAGGCAGGGTGCTCCCCGCCGAATGTCGGATCGAACGGCACGCCGCACATGGCCGCCGTAGCCTGGTCAGCCGGCCACAATGCCCCGCCCTGGACCTCGTCGCGGTATTCGCGCCGGAAGGGAAGCTCCACGACAGCCTCGACCATCGGGAAGGCGTAGTGCGGGATCGGCTTCTCGCCGGGCTCCAGAAACAGGTTGTGCGCCTCGTGACGCGGGCAGCCGGCGGGCAGCTCGTCGAGCTTCCACGCGGCCACCGCCTTGCGTCCAACGTACTTGCGCTGACCCGTGGCCTGCGCGAATTCCAGATCGAGCACGAGGAGACTTCCCCGCGCGAGCACTCGCATCGTTTCCATATCGGGTCGCCCTCTGATGAGGTCAGGTGTTGTTGGTGACGAACAGCGTTTGCTCGACCGTGGTCTCGCCCGCGTCGTCCTTGCTCGTGATGTCGGTGGCGATCTGCGTCAGGCGCTCGTATTGCTCGAGCACGAATTCCTCGCGCTCACGCATGACCCACTCCATGATCAGCGCGCCGTGATGCGAATCGATCCCAACTTCCGAGGGAATGTGGGCGTACTCCGCCGAGGTGAAGGCGAAGGATTCAACGCCCGCATCGGTCAGGATGTCGATCCCGTTCTGGTAGCTGGGATCGCCGAAGTGCTTGACGGCCAGTTGCAGGCACGTCCGCATCGCCACGCGAATGGGCCCGAGCTTGACCGTCCACTCTTCGTCGAGCGGCGGGAGCAGGAACATGAGCGTGCCGGTGCATTCGGCGTCGTCGTAGACCTGTGTGCGCTGGAACAATCGTTCCTTGTCGCGCCACATGAACAGGGCGGGGCCGCTCCACGTGCGGTTCGCCACACCGTTGGTCGGCTCGTGCGGATAGGTGTCGGCGACGACGTTGCTTCCATCGACGACGAGGCCCTTGGCTGCGACCCATGCGGCGTTCAGCTTCGTGTTGGCGAATGCCTTGAACGCGGCGAGCAGCTTCGTCAATGCCGGGTCGCAACTGTCGGCTAGGCCAGCCCCGCCGATGCCAACCTCTGGCGGAACCACCACCGAGCCAAGCTGGTCGGACCTCGGGTTAGCCATTGGATGCCACCGAATCGAGCGAGCGCTGAATCATCGCCGGAGCTCGCACGTTGAAGTGCTGCCGCGCGTGCTCAGAGAATCCGGCGCCTGCGGTCCCCGGGTGCTTGACGTGCCAGAATGCGACCCACGCGCCGACCTTGTACCAGTAGAAGCGCAACGGATGGCCTTCGCTCTTGGGGAAGATCCAGTGCGCCTTGGTGGGCTTGTCGACGAACAAGGCGTACTTCGCCGAGGTCTTCACCTCGCCAGCCCACGAGAATGCGCCCTTGCGGGTCGTCTCGAAGGACATGGAATCGGTCAGCTTGCCGGTCTTGTTCTGGTAGCCGTATTCCTGCTGCGATTCCTTGGCGTCCTTGGTGGCACGCCAGAACGCCTCGAACCCTTCGTCGCCCATCCGTTGCTCGAGCTGCTTGAACGACTGGACGAACGGGCCGGTTTCGATTCGGACGAACATCAGAACGGCCCGTGCTCGATGTCGTCGAGGATGAATCGATCACCGACCGCGGGGGCGTAGGTTGTGCCGCCCACGGCCGCAGCGGTGGGTGCGGTCGAGCTGCCCATGCTGCGCTCGCCGCTCTTGAGCTCGCGGAGCATCTTCTGGGCGCGGTCGTAGCGCTTCTGCTCGGGGTTATCGGAGCTTTGCGGGCGTCGGAATTCCGGCTTGCGCTCATAGCCGTAGAAGATCGCGAGGTCGACGCAGCACCGCTTGACGACACGCGGGATCGATCCCGTCATCGGCACCGTGTACCCGGGGCCGAGGATGGTATTCACGTCCGCCTCGGCGTCGGCGATCGCTTCGGTCACGAGCGCCGCGCTGATTCCGCCGCCGCCGTCGGAGAACAATTGCGCCAGAAGCGAATTGCCCACCGCGCTCACGAGGTCGGACTGGACGATGTAGGCCACGGTCGGGTCAGCCTTCCTCGTTGTCGTCGATCAGCACGTTCGGCTCGGGCTCGATCGCGCCGAGCTTCAGGTATCCGTCTCGGTCCTCGTCGCTGAGGTCGTCGACGATTGCGCTCGTGCGCACGTCGCGCAGGTCGCCCATTCGGTTGGTGTACCGAAGGCCGGTCAGCGCAACGTATCTGTTGGGCCGCTCCACAGCGACGGCGGCCACGACGCGCCCACGATCAACCATTGCTGGCTGAGGCGCGGGCGTCGTCGGGACCACCACCGGCTGCGGTCGCGTCTGGTATCGGTTCGCCTTGCTCATGGCAGGTGTTTCCGATCACTCAGACCGCGTCAGGCTCACTGGTACGCGGCGGTGTAGAGGTAGCCAGTCGCGGCGGCCACGACCTTGACATCCTCGTTGTACACGACGGCAACGCGCTCGCCGCCGTCCTGCCCGCGGCCCGACTCGATCCAGCTCCGGAGGCGGAAGCCCGCGCCCGTGCTGGCCTTGCGCCAACGGAAGGTGCGCGCCGTGGGCACGTTCTCGCCGTTGGTCGTGGCGCCCGCGGGGACGTGGAGCAGCGTCACCGCATTGCCCCACAGGTACCCGTAGCTGCCGTCGGTCGTGCTCTTGCCCTTCATCCGCCCGATGACGAACGGAGGCAGGCCGAGCAGGCGGGCAATCGCCTGCGGATCGCTACCGAGCGACTGCGCGCCCGAGTAGCTGAAGTGCTTCGTCACGTTCGGGTTCTGGATGAACGCGAAGTACGTGCGCTCGCTCATCGCCACGTGGGTGATGGGCAGAAGGGCATTCTCGATGCCCGTCATGATGTCCTTGATCGGGTCGGAGCTGGCGCCGCCGTTCCACTTGCTTCCCGCGGCGATCGCAGCGGTGAAGCCCGAGAACGCCGAGGCGCTCTGCAGGGCAGCGACCACGCGCTTTTCGTGGTGGAGCGTCACCACGTTCATGCACCGCTCGACGGCGGCCAGGCGGGGATTGACGCCCGCGTCGGCATTCGCCACGGCGCCCTGCGACACGAACGAGCTGATCCCGTACGGCTTGCAGGAGTAGTTGTCGGTCGACTTCTGCGGCGAGATCTCACTGAGCGCGGCATCCTCGCCGGCCATCTCGTCGGTGACCTCCTGGAACTTGTTGTCCTTGCTCCAGGTGTGGAAGGAATCGGAGGCCTTGTCCACCGGCAGCGGGGGCGCAACGATGTCCGCGATCGCCTCGCTCATGTTCGAGCCGTAGCCCGTCACGAAGCCTTCGAGCGCGCCGTTGATGTGCACGTCGCTGACGCTCAGCTCGCGCATCTCGAACGGCTTGCCGTCCACGTGCACGATCATGTTGTCTTCGTCGATCAGCCGAACACGGCCGTCGTCGGAGCGCAGCTTGATGAGATTGCCACTCATTGGGAATTTCCTTTCCTGCTCACGCTCACGCCGACTTCGGCAGCGTGTGAGGGTTGACGTTGATGACGAACAGGTCGTTGTCCGCAGCGGCGGCGAGCAGGCAGGTGCCCAGCTCTTCGGTCGCGGCGGCGGCGGACGCGAGAATCACGTCTCCCTCGCTGCCGGCCACGTCGCAGATCATGACCTTCTGGCCCGAGGCAATCGCCTCACCCGCCTTGGCGATGGCGGGACCCATCACGGTCACCTTGCCGTAGCCACCGGCGGGAATCGATTCGGTCGTGATGCCGGCAGTCTTGGCGCGGCCACCACCGGCGCCCGGGAGCGCGACGGCGAAGGGCTTGCCGGACACGGCCTCGAACAGGACCGCCCGATTCGCGTCGATCGCGGTCGCGGCGTTGTTGAAGCAGACGATATTGACGGGGTGCGAGCCAGCGGGCAGCGCAACCTGAGCATGCTGTGCCATGAGATCTTCTCCTCTACGAAGTTGCGGTCAGCGACTCAGGCCGACGCCTTGGCGAGTTCGTATTCGTTGAGGGCGCGCGAATACGCGTCCATGTACGAGAGGCCGGACTTGCGCAGTTCGGCGATGCGGGCATTGAGCGGGCTCTCGCCGGTCTCCGCGGTGGCGCGCTGGGTGTTGGTGGAATCGGCGGGCTTGACCACGCGGTCGAGCAGCGCCTTGCGGGGCGGCTCTTCCTGCGCGGGGTACAGCTTGCGGAACGCCTCGGGCGCCGCCTTCGCCGTCACGAGCAGCGCATCGCGCTTGCTCTCGGGCTCGCGTCCGCTCTTGATCAGCGCTTCGACCATGTCGACGATCGCGCGCTCCTCGGCCTCGCGGTACTTCGCGACGGTCGATTCGGCATCGGCCGCACGCTGCTCGGCGGCGGTGGCCTTGTCGGTGGCGGCCTTGACCGCGAGATCGCGATCGGCAATCGCGCGCACGGCGCTGTCCACGTCCTGGCAGCCCAGCACTGCGGCGAGTGCCGCCGGGAGCGTCTCGACCTGATGAGACTTGTTTTCGGGCATGACTACCTGCTCCTCCGGCGGGGCCGGGATTGGAGACGGCGCCGCACCCTGCGACACCGTAATTGCATTGGTCGTTGTGGCTGCAGTCGCGGGAACGCCGGGGATCTCGACGTAATGACTGCGGGCCTGGAATTCTCGAAGCTGATTGGCGAGCGTGTTCGGATTGCTCGGCACCGGCACGACGCTGATCTCGACCAGCTCGGCTTCCTCGATGATGAGAACCTCGTCGGCGTTCGAATTGCCGTCGCGCTTCTCCCATCGGTACTTGAGCGGGACGAATCCGACCGACAGCCCGCGGATGATCTTCTTGACCATCTTGCGGAACACCGTTTCGGCCTTGGGCTCGTCGTCGAATTGAAGGTCGGCGATGAGCTGCGAGCCATCGATGCGGGCGACCGTCTTGCCGAGCACGTCCTCGGGCTCTGGCGAATCCCACCCGCCGGTCTTGTGCGCCCAGATCAGGACGGGATTTCGCAGGTATCGGTCGAGCTTCCAGCCATTGGCCTTGATGATCGAACCGTGCGAATCCTCGGTCTCGTCGGACGCGATGCAGCCGCGAATGGTGCGGGCGCCCTCGTCCACCTCGCGCGTGTCGTCCACAGCGACATAGGCGCGCAGGAACGGCTGAGGCGAGGGCCGATTCGGCTGCGTCGTCGTGGTATCAGCAGGCATTGCAATCTCCCTCTCGGGGACAATCAGGCCGAACGCGTACAGCGTCGTGATGCATTGACATCGGGCGTGCGCACTCGGCCCGGGCAGCGAGAACGAAAAGCCGATCGGCCGAATCTCTCCGTGGGCCGCACGGCACTTGACGCATGCGTCCGACCGCGAATCCCAGCGAAGGCACACGACCACGATCGGCTGCTTGCCGTCGCCTTCTGCTCGCGTCTCGGCTCCGTCGAATGCGCGCAGGTCCGATTCGGACTTCGCCACCTTGAAGCCGAGTGCCGTCGTCGCCGACTCGCTCATTTCCGAGAGCGACGATTCGGCCGCGCGACGACCGTTCGTGTACGCGTTGGTCGCCTCGGATTCGATGATCGTGTCGGTGTGGTACGCGGCTCGCTCGAAAGCTGCTGCTGCGTCCGACTCGGTTGCCTTCGCAGCGGCCACCATCGATCGAGCTGTCTCGACGGCGTTGTCGATGTACTGCTCGACATCCGCGGGCGACGGGTCATCGCCGATGCTGATTGCGACGTTCCCGGCGCCGTCACCGATCATCGCTCGCAATTCGGCCAGCACGTGGGCCAGGGCAAGCTGGTGAGCCTGCGACCTGGCCGCCTGAATCCGGATTGCGATGGCGCTTCGAAGGCGCTCGTAGACCGTCTCCGAATCGACGACCTGTGCGAGCGCCTTGTATGCGCGTGCCGTGTCTGCCTTCGCCGACTCGACGGATGCGGCGCACTCGTTGGCGTGCCTCTCCGTCAGCGCGACCATGCGCGCTCGGATGTCAGCGAGCGTTCCCATTCAGGCTCGAATCAGGCCAGCGGCTTGCGCTTGTAGACGAGCTGCACGCGGCTCACGATCACGTCGTCGGTGCCGAGCGTGCCGTCCTTCGGCTTGATGCTCATGGTGACGTTGGACCCGGTCGCAGCGAGGTTCGCGAGCGCGAGGGTCAGCGAGACTTCCTGAAGCGTCTTGGCTGCAGCGTCGCCCGTCATCGCCGAGGTATCGCCACCGAAGTCGGCATCGGCGTCATGCAGCGCGCCGACGACGTTGTTGTAGCAAGCGATGGTGAACTTGGTCGCGTCGCCGACGGTGTTTCCGGTCTTGGACGCCTCGACCTTGAGGTAGGCATTCGCCGTGATGTCCATGTCCGCGGGCATCGTGAAGCGCGTGAAAACCGCGGTCTGCCCCGCCTGATTGTTCCAGCGAATCCCCATGCACTTCGAATCAGCGAGCGTCACGCCGGGAGCCGACGCGCCCGCATTGTCCGCGAACGCAGCCATGGGCGTTCCCGCGGCGAGGATGGCGCCGGTCAGGTCGATGTCGAGCGTCGCGTTCGAGCTCGTCGCGCTCGTCTTGACGTACGTCGCAACGGCCTCGAGCTCGCGGGCCATGCGCTCGACCTTGAGCGCGTTGTCTTCGATCTGCCCGAACGAGGGGACCGTAGTCGGGAATCCAGCAGTGCTCATTCGTCTTCTCCATCGCCCTCGTCGGGCTGGGTTGAATCGTCCTTCGCGTCGGTGGAGTCGCCCTCCATGTCGGGCATCACCGGCGGGGTATCGCTCGCAGGCTCATCCGGTTCGACAGGCTCGGGCTCGTCGTCCTCCGGGTCCTTCTCGACGGGCGCCACATAGGCCACGGCCGTGCCGTCCTTGCTCATCACCACGTCGCCGGGGACAGCGTGCGGGATTCCGAATCGCTCGGACGCCCACACCGTCGGGACCGGCACGCCCTTGTCGACGAGCCCCGTCACCGTCTCCATCGCCAGCTTGTCGTCTTCCGCCGGCTCCACCTTCGTGTGGTAGGTCGGCAGGTACTTGTCAGCCGCAGCTCGACCGAAGTTCAGAATCACGAGCGGTCGCACAACGAACTGCTGAACAGCCTCGTCCCACGCGCGCCCATCGACGCAGATGATCTCGTCCTGATCCTTGCTCTGCGTCTCGGCCTGCGCACCCTCGCCGCGCTTGCTCGTGCCCGTGGTCAAGTGACCGCCGAGCACGGCCTCGGATTCCTGCGCGTCGCACAGGTCAATCAGGCCCGTGTGCGGCGTGTTCGATCCAGCCGTCCCGGATTGCGAGCCCTGCCCTTTGAAGGACAGCGAGAATGCGTCCGAATGGGCGACGGCGCCGAGGCCCGATGCGACCTTCTGCGCCACGCCATGCGCGTCTTCGATGTCCTGCGCTGAGGCAGTCGTGGAGTTGCCGCTCTTCCACTCGACATCGACGAGCGACTTGCCGCGCGACTCGACGAACACCATCATGTCGCGCCACGCGAACCTCTTGAACCCCATCGGGTAGGCGATGATTCGCCCGAGGCCTTCGCGCGTCGGGTATTCGTCCGCGAGCTTCGGCTCGAAGATGAAGAACTTCCCCTCCCACTGCGGGTCGCCGGGGAAGACGCCCGTCGAATTGCCGTAGCCGTCGCCCACGTACAGGCGGAACTGCTCGTCGTAGTCCAGCCGACGGTTGTGGATGAACTCGAGTCGGTCGATCAGCCAATCGCCATTGGTGCGCCGCCAGATGAGTTCCCGCGCGGAGACGCCGTAGAAGGTGCCCCACAGGAGCCCGCGGCAATGCGTCTGCCAATTCGGGATCTGCGCGATGGCCTCCCGTACGAACTGCGCGACCAGCTCTGCGCCTGCGCGGTCAGCCTCGTTGTCCTCCCCGAACTTCGCCGGCAGAATATCGAAAGGCTTGTTCGCGACAGACGAGAAGCGCTTGGACAGCACCGAGAACGCGTGCGGGTCGCCTTCGAGAAGCTCCCGCAATACGTCGACGTACGTCTGCCGATCGCCCTGCTCGGCGTACCGCATGGCCGAACCGATTGCGGCCACCGTCGCCCTCGCGCCGTAGTGCACAGGGAACCGATCGTTCGGGTCCGGGCGCACATATTGGCGCTCGAGCTGTGCGAGGCGGATGGGCATGGTGTTCGGCTATTCGTCGTCAAAGCAGCTTGTGCGAGCGAAGGTTGAGGCGCGGGATTGGGGCGCCTGCTGAGGGCCGATCATCAGGAACGTCAGCCCCCACACGAGCGCGTCGACGCGGTCTGGTGAGCCGTCATCGTTGACGGGGTCCCATGCGCACATCTGGTCTTCGAGCTTGGCGAGCACTCCGACGTGGTGCACCCTGCCTTGCTCGTAGAGCGCCGAGATGGGCTCGGCTCGCGTCATCTTCCCGCGACTCGCGTGCACGCCCTCATACGGGATCGTGTTGCGCGCCGTCCGCACGTTGGACTCGACGAGGTCGCCGCCGTTGTTCGTCTCGCCGATGACCTTGTCGGCCCTGTGCGAATCGAATGCGGCAACGGCTCGAGCGGCCCATTGCGCCGGGGGAAAGATTCCGGACTTGTCGTCGAGCACGTAGGCGTGGCCGTCGATGCCGAGGCCCACAACCACGATGCCCGTTTCGTTGCTCTTCGGGTTCGCCGTGACCGCCGGGTCGATCGCTACGACCACCCTGCGCAGCTCTGGCGCCGTCGCAACCCTGAGCGCGTCAATCCGTGGCCGTTGCCACAGCGCGCCGGGATTGTCTTCGAGCACCTCGGCCTGAAGCTCCTGCCTGCCGAGTCGCGTCCCCTCGTACTGCCGGATGATGGCATCGAAGAACGCGGGCGCCAGGTTCGATCGATTCTCGTAGGTCGTGCCGCGCGTCACCGCAACGTCATTGCCGTTGCGAGCGAGCAGCGCCTTGACCAACGGAATCGGCCGGGGGGTCGTCGTGACGATTCCCTGCGGCGTGGCCCCCAATCGGAAGCCGAGTTGCAATTGCGTCCACGCGTCGGGATAGCGCCATGACGCCAACTCTTCGGCCCAGAACGCGTCGCACTGCTTGCCGCGGAATCGGTCTGGCTTCTCGGCACTGATGCACAATGCCTTCGCGCCGTTCGGCCATTCGACGCGGCCACGATTCGCCACGTACGTCGGCTTGCACCATGGCGAGGCAGTCGCGAGAATCCCCGACTCGCCTTCGATCATGATGTCGCGCAGGTCGTCCGCAGTCGGCGCGGCGAGAATGATTCTCTTCGCCTTGCCCGTCTCGACCTTCTCGCGAATCCACTCAGCACCGCACCGGGTCTTGCCGAATCCTCGACCTGCGAGAATCAGCCAGATGACCCACTGCCAATCCGGCGCAATCTGCTTGGGTCGGGCAATCAGCCCGCGCCAATCGTACAGGAGCGAACGCGCGACAGCTTCAGGCAGGCTCGCCAGAATCTCCGCCCGCTGGTTCGCCGTCAGGCTTTCCAGCAAGCGCCGCAATTCGCTCGGCGAGCATGCTTCGGGCATCTTCGATGGGGATGGCGCCACCATCGGGGCCGCTCACTTCCTGTTTCGTCGGGGCGTCGAGCCCGAGCAACTTCGCTCGTCGCTCCATGATCTTCAGGGCCGTCTCGATCTTGCGCGCATCGCCCTTGTCGATGTCTTCGCGCATCGCGACGAGCATGCCGTCGAGCCGCTCCAATTCGATCTGGCGCAACTCGGCAGCCTTCTCGGCGGATTCCGCTTGCAGCTTCGCGAGTTCATCGGACACGAGCTTGTAGGCCCATCCGACACTGCAGCCCATCTCGGCGGCGATGTCCCGATACGACAGCCCCTTGACCCGAAGCGCGAATGCCCGCGTGGTCTGCTCTGCAACGGTGCAGGCATTCGGGGTAGTGGCGTTTTTGTCGGGCATTGTTCACGCCGTAGACGGCGTTCATAGTGACTCCCGCCCTCAAACCCCAGCACCGGGCCGGGATTGGTAGCGAGAGTCGAACCAAAAGCCCGCCGAGAGAGCGCATCGTCGAGAGGCGCGGCGGGATGACAGGAAGGCCCCGCCAGCGATTAGACCAGCGAGGCAGGCATCGCGAATCCGCGTGTGGAGGCGGACTCCCCGGCGTGCGCGAAACGCGCTCGGCGTGCTGCGGGGCCTTGAAGAGCAGCCCCGAGGATTTGCAGACCGGGAGGTATCGGTCGCGGGTGCCGGGGCAGTCCACCCGTGGGCGAGCAAGGGGAGTCGCACCGAGAGACTTTGGCTACGCGTCGAGCGTAGGCGTCCTGTGGAGTTGCCGAACAATTCGTAACGCGCAAGTCTTCTACCTCGCGTGCGCGCGCTAACTAACTTCCGACGCGGCAGCGTCGTCCGATCCATTCCGGGCCTTCCTCGCTCGGTAAGCCTTCTGCTTGCACGACGGCTTGCAGTATTCCGCCACCCTCCCCGGCCGATCGTGCCGAACCCTGTCGAGCGGGTTGCCGCACCCTTTGCACGTGACGTGCTCGACAACGATCGCGTCACTGCGGTTCTTCTTCAGCGCGTGGCGCTCGCGGTCTTTCCTGGCTTGGTCGTCCCGCGCGATGTGGGCGTGCATCTCGATTCTCGCCGCCCCAGACACGGCTTCGAAGTCCTCCCGGCATGGGCTCGCCGGGACGTTGTCATCGGCGTGCTCGGTGATCTCGGCGAACATGCAGTTGACCTCCGCCCACCGAACGAACTCCCTGTCGAGCGCGGTCATCGCTTTCGGATTCATGCCGCCACCTGCTTCGATGCCGTCCGATACGATGCGAGCGCGCGCTCGAGCTGCTCCTGTGCCTCGACGACGATCGCGGCGAGCACCTCCCGGCCATCATCGGACGTGGCGAGGAACAAGAGCCAGTCGCGCACCGTCGATCGCCCATGGACCGGCGGCTTGCGCTTGGGCTTGATCATCGGCTTCGATCGCTCACGATGCCCGATGGCTTGGCGCTTCTCGAGATCGGCGCGGCGGCGTTCCCATGCCTTGCGGCTTTCCGATGACGCTTTGAGGTGGGAAGAGATGGCGCCCTTCTGCGCGCAGGCAAGCGACAACGAGACGGCGCCGTTGCCCATCGTCACCACGTCGCCGAATTGCAACTCCAAGATCTTGCGGTCGTGCGCTGACACGAGAGCAAGGCGGGCATGAATCTCGCGAGCTCGTTCCCACGATGCGAGGCGCTCGTCGGTGGCGCCGTCGTCGCGGGTGCCTTGTCGGGTTTCGTGGGGGTGGATTTGGCCTTCCTGCGCCGGGCCACACAGGGCCATTCGGTGCATGGCGGACTCGAATCCGCTGAAGGTTGAGCGGCATCCGCAGGCGGCTTCGGCCTGCTGGAAGTACCAGCCGAGATCTACAATCGCTGTCGAAGTGTCCCAATCCATCTTGCCACCTCCCCGGATCCCGTCCGGAGTTTTCGCTTGCCTTCCCGCTTTCGGTCGGGCACGCTTTCTGTGGCAGCGGGGGACGCTGCGGATTGTCGAGGGCCACTCTTGGCGGGGTGGCCTTCTCGCTATTTCGTCATCCTATTCCACCCGGCGGCAATCGCCTTGTCAGTCATCCTGCATCCAATCCAAGGCCGCGCATTGCAGCGACACCGCGCGGGAGTCAATCCGCCTGAGGCTCGCACTGCATCCCATAACCTTCCCACCGTGCATTGCAGCATCGACCCAGCGACCTGCGCAGCGGCGTCTCGTTCCTGCACCCCATGGCGCTCCCGCACACGCATTGCTGCGGGTGTCGTAGGACGCACGCGGTTCCAATGCGTTGCGAGATGGTCTGCGAGCGGTACTGATCCGCGACCCGTTGCCGGACCGCTTGGCTGTGGACCGCTCGCGGGTTGGCGAGCCAAACGCCTTTGGGCATTGCAGTATGCCCACGATGCCCCGCCAGACGAACAGATTGTGCAGGGCTTCGTCATCGAATTCACGCCGCAGGCTTGTGGAGCAATCCGTTGAGACGCTCGATCTCCGCCTTGAGTTCCCCGTTCTCCCTCTCGAGTTCCTTGACCCTCTCCTTGAGCCTTTCGACCTCCGATTGCTCCCGCGCTTCCTTGCGCACGGCCTTGACTTCCTGGCACGGCTTGCGCGCTTCGGGCGCAACGTCGCGTACGATCTGGCGGACCTTCGGCAATCCAGGCGAGCACCCTTCCTTGTCGATGTGGTGCTTGATTGCGGCGACCAGTTCCGCCTTGCGGGCGGGAGTCGATACCACAGCGGGATGAATCATCGCATGCGCCGCATCGGGGCCGACCAACTTCGCCACCTCGATTCCGTATTCGTCGATCTGCCTGCACACGTGGTTGTACTGGTGCAGACCGATCACGTTCGGAAACTCGCGCGTCAGGAATGCTGAGAACGTGGCGTGCTGCCCGAGCTTCCACGTGCCCTCTTCCTCGATTGCCCGGAGCTGCACAAACACGTCAACGCCTGCGCTGTGCCACGTTGCCAGCAGCCCACGGACGCGATCGACAATCCCCTTGTACGCTCGCTCGTCGCTCTTCTTGCTCATTGCACGACCTCCTGTTGCGGCGCCGTGAGCGCCTTGGTAACCCGGCCCTTCGTCTTCGCCTTGACCTTCTCTGCCACCTTGCCCGTGACCCCAGCGTGCCCCGCCTTCGCGAGCGCGTTGACGCATGCAACGATGTCGCGGTGTGCCTGGTGCTCGCACTTCTGGCACTTGAACCGCTTGACCACTTCGGAGCGCGTGAACCGTCGCCCGTGGTATTCGATCACCTCGACCCGCTGCGTGGCATCGAACAGATTTCCGGGGTCGGCATACCCGCACGCTGGGCACGTCTGCGAATCATACGCGACGTTCTTGATCTCGACTCGAACGCCGCGCTGCTTGCCCTCCCGATCGACGGCTTGCGCGAGTTCGTAGAACGGGAAGCTGTGAATCATGCGCCGCACTTCCTCGTGCGCCTCTCCTCCGGTCTTGCGCTCGAATCCTTCGCGCGAGTCCGTCATGTCCGGCCACAGCAGCAGCCCGACATTGTGAGCAAGGCACCACGCGATTGCGCCCGCCGCAATCTGTCGGATGCGCGTAGTCACGAACCGGGACTCCGCGTCCTCGAGATTCGTCACCGGGCGCATTCGGCGTTTGACCCCGTGGCCCTTGGACCCGCTGCCCATCGTGTTGATGCACCGCTGGATTGATGCGCGACGGTGCGCGAATCGTTGCCTCGCGACCACGATGTCTTCGCCGGACACGTTGTGCTCGAAGCCGTCCGCTGTGACGATCTGGACGAACCTCGACACGCCGATGTGCGCAGCGGCCACGCCCGTGGAGGTCACTTCTGCGACAGGCTCGCCAGACCATGAGATGAGGGCGAACCACTTTCGGCGGTTCTCGTCGTAGGAGATTCCCACGCGCCCGAGTTTCACCTCGCCCGAGACGAGCTTGCGCCACATTGCCTCGCCGTTCTTTCCGCACGGCGCGACGATGACGCGCGTGGCCTTCTTGCCTGCGCCCAACAGCGGGACGGTGAGCACGGCACGCGACGGCGGCCCCTCGACTTCGCATGAACGCGAGCGGGCGTAGAATGCGGCGGACGCGTGCCACGACGGGAACGATGCCCGGTTCGCGAGCAGGTCTTTCAGGTGCTCACCCGTGAACCGGGAGGCAATGTTGTCCATCGTCTCGGCCGTCCAGTATTCGGTCACGTGGACGAAAGCATCTTCCGGCATCGGGCGCGATTGGCGCTTCGGCTTCTCCCGCTCGGATTGCTCACGAGCAAGCGCCGTCGCCATCTCGTCATTCCACATGCGCTGCAACACCGGGCCGATCTTCCCGGTGAAGGCGTACTTTGCGGAGTTCCTGTCGTCGGCGCGTCGCTTGAACGCGTCGAGCATCGCCACGGCTTCGGGATACAGCTCACGCATGGCCCGATTGAGCGCGGGACCGAGCGTCATGCGCATGGCACGAAGGCGAGGACCAACGTCATCCCACGACGCAAGCTCGGGCTTGACGATTTCGACCTTCAGCGTTCCGGCTAGCGTCTTGGATTCCAACTGTCACCTCCAATGCTCACGCTTCGATCCTCGATCGCGAGGTCAAGGCCTGTCGTTTCCATTTCATTCTCCTGCCCTGCAATCGATGACGCTTCGATCCGCGATCGCGAGTCGAAGGGCGCGAACGTGCACGCCACGGCATATCCCCTGCAATCGATGGCGCAACGATCCTCGATCGTCACCGTCGTGGAGACGGTTTGCGGCGCCGCGTTTCCAGTGCCTGCACCCGTTCACGCTCCAACCTTTTCGCAATCGTGGATCGAAACGCAATCGTTGGCGAGGACGATGCCTCGCCTTTGCGCCTTGCAGCAGGCGCTCTCGAAAACATCCGACTGGGCATCCTCTCCCACACGCGCAAGGATGCGTTCGCATTCCGAACTGTCAACGTGCAGCGCTGTCGATTCAGCAGATTGTTCCACTTGACAATCCCCACACCCCTCAAACTCCTGCCGCTCCGGCACCCACACCCGGCCAGTGCCGCCGCATGGGCAAGGCGGCTTGTACCGGCCCAGCGCTTCGAGCTGTGCGCGGGAGGTCATCTCCCACCATCCTTGCGTTCGACGGTGAGGCCGAACACCTGCCCGAACACCGACTCGCAACCGCACACCTGACACACGGCCTTTCGGTCCCGCCATCGGCCGTGCTCCGACAGCAACGGCACCGTGCGCCCAATGGTCGCCTCCCAGCATGTGGGCTTCATCTTGGACATGCCCAAGTGCACCGGGCACAGCCACACGGACTTACCGTCAATCGTCAGGTGGATTGGCGTGTCGTTGCCGCACCGCTCGCCGCGATGATACCCGCGAGAGATCAACCATTGGCATTGGCTCATGCCAGCCTCCGTAGCAGCTCTCGGTATTTCGCGTTCACCCGCGCGAAAGCCATCTCGACCCGGGCTCGCGCTCCGATCGGGCGCGAGTACTCCGTGCACGCATTGGCCCATTCTAGGTAGTGCCAGTCGTCCAGCCTCCGCATGAACTCCGCGGCGAACATCCGGCTCAGTCGCGGCAGGTCCTCTTGGACAGGCTCGGTCATGGCTCAACCCTCCACGCAATCCGCCCCATGCCCTTGCACAGCGCGCATCGCATCCACACGCGCTGGAACCCGATTGCGACCTGCGTATTGCACAGCCCGTCGCACGCTGGGCACTTGTCCACGAACTGCTTGGGCCCGTCGACCTCGACCTTGATGCCAGCCTTCGCCAGTTCGGCGACGGTGAATGTCAGCGTGACGATCATGATCCAAACCTCACCGGCCACAGGTTGATCGGAAGCGGCTTCCCGTCGTCGTCGGTGTTTCGCGTGGCGGTGATCGAAAAGGCGTGGGCGCCGTGACACCCATCGACGCTCAGCGAGAACAGCCGATCGCGGGCGATGGTGAACATGCTCGACCGCCCATCGGCTTCCCACAACGTCAGCCGAACGGCATACCCTGCGACGATGTAGTTCAATCGGTTCGTGACACGCAACTTCATGGCTCTTCACTCACCACGAATTGATGAACCGCAGCAGTCGTATTCCTCGGCACGCCCAACCCCTTGACGGCCAGCTTGAGCTTTGCAGTGAGCACGACTGGATTGTCCCATGGCATCGGCGTGCACCATTCGATTGCGGCGCGCACGACCGGCTCCCACTTCTCGAGTCGCTGCTCCAGCTCTCGGATGCGGCTCTCCAACGTCTGCTCTCTCTCCAGATTCATCCCATTGCTCCTTCGCGAATCGCGAACGGCACCGCCACCGTATCCCCCCGCACATACAGCGGGTGGCGCGGGTGGCCGTCTTTCGTCTTGCCCAAGCACTTCAGCTCGCACACGCCGCGGAGCATGTCCACCACGTGCTCGGCGCGTTCTTTCGCTTTCGGGTGCGCGCCCCAGCCCGCAATCACAATCGACGACTCTCGGGCTGCACGCGCGATCGCCTCGTCGTTCCCATCGCCCACCGGGTCAGGGTGCGTCAAGAGCGCCTCGGGGTATGGCGAGACGAGCGCGAACAGATTGACCACGACCATGCCGCCGCAGCCCCACGCCTTCGCGAATGAACGGCAGCGTCGAAGCGTCGGGTCGAGTTGCGTTTCATTCGCGACCGAGGGGTTCAAAAGCAGAAAGCACGCGGGCATGTTCGTGCCCCATCGGCGCCACAGCCGGAACCGATGCGCACGGTCGGCGCTGAAAGTCGCCCCGGCGCCAGCGTCGTCGAAGGGAAGGGCGCAGGTCACGATGCTTTCCTCTCCGCCCACGCGACCGCCGCTCGGGCCAATTCCCGATCGGTCACGGGCTCGTCGAATCCAATGCTCGCCCACATACAAACGCGCTGAAGGAACGCGAGTAGCGTCATGCTCGGTTCCGTCGCCCACGCCTCGCCGATTGCCTCCAGGACTTCGCACTGACGCCGATCGATGTCCTCGTCAGGCTGCCCCGTGGCGGGCTCGGTCACCTCGGACGCCTCGTTGCCAGTCTCGGGTTCCGCCGTCACGTCCTGGGTCAAGCCTGCGTCGCGGCGAATGCCTTTGAGCCAGGCGGCGTCATCGGCTGCCGTCGCCGGGTCAACGTCGGGGAGCTGCTCGGTTGGCTTCGGGTCGCTCTTGCGCTTCTTCTCGCCCCACGGGAAGCAGGGTTGCACAGGCAAGCACACGGGGCCTGCGCCACGCCGAATGCTCTCCGGGTCCGTCAACGTCTTGCCACAGAGCGAGCACCTCACGTCGCTCACGACTCCCCTCCCGTCCCGCCGATGCCGCCCTCGCGCTCGCATTCGATCGGCCCCGGCAGGCGCATATCGGGATCGTCTCGCACCATGTCGAATCCCGCGGGCATCACGCGCGCCCGTTGCCCATCGGGCAGGCGCACGATCGTTCCGGCCTTGACGCCGCCGAGCGAGCCGAGGCGATTCTGGACGTTCTGCCACGTGACGATCTCGCTGCGGGGCAGGTCGACGTATCCGACCGACGTGCGGACCGTGATCATCGCACCGTTCCCAGGATGTTCAGGCCGACAGCGTAGAGTGCATCTGCGGCCACGCGCGCTTCGTATGCGCCTTGCAGGTCGTCATTTTCGAGCGCCAGCGAAAGTGTGTGTCTGCGCTCGACGACTTCATCGAACACCACGTTCGCGCAATCCCGGCGCATGGCTCGTCGGCCCATCACGTACGCCGGGCGCATCGCTCGCGGTAGGCCACGGTGAATGCGGCTGATCATGATTCGCCTCCGTTCCCAAACGCCATGTGCGCGCACACGCCCGTTGCCTTCTCGCCGCACACCCCGCATTGAATCACCCGGCCGTTGTCCAGGTGGACCTGCCGCTCGGACATGTCGGCGCGCATGCGGGCGAGTTCGGCTTGGAGCCTCACCACCTCTCCGGCCAGCTCCTCGAACGCCTGCCGGATGGTCGTCGCCCGATCGGTCTCTTCGCAATCCCACCACGACGCCTCGACCTGATCGGCAATCTCGAGTGCGTCGGGCTCGTGGTAGACCTCGCGCAATGCCGCGAGCACCCTTTCGCGTTCGTGGTACTCAGCCATTGGACGCCTCGGCTTTCAGTTCCGCCGCGCAGTTGTGGCACGTCCACACCGCGTCGTCGTCCATTGCCCAGCCCGCGGGGTTGTCGGCGGGCGACTCGGCTCCGCAGCCCTCGCAGCGAATCACGTCGCCGTCGAACTCGTCGTCGGATTGCTCCATCGCCTCGGCCTTTGCAGCCATGAAGCCGCGGGCGTAGCTGTTCATGTCGAGCGTCCGCAACTCCGCGCGGGTCAGATACCCGTCGAGTAGCAGCGCGAGGAAGAAACACGACACCATCACCGATTCCACGAGGCTCATTCCGTCACCTCCAACACCTTCACGCCCGCCGCCTTGCAGCACTCGACGCAGCTCGCGGTTCCAGCACCACCCGGGAACGCGACCGCGCCGTCAGGCTTGCCCATGCTCACCATGCACTGGTTGCGCTTCGGACCCGCCGCATTGCCCAGCACGACCCACACCCAATCGGGAACGGGATACGGCTCACGAAGCACATGGTGCCGTTCGGCCCATTCGTCCGCAAGCGAATCGGCTCCCGAGCACCCGCCGTGGATCAGCACGTCGATGCCCTTGGCCTTGTGCACGTGGTCGAGCGTCGCGAACACCTTTGCGCGATCGCGGTACTCACGCCCGCCGGTTACGAGCAATCGCATTTCGCCTCCTCGAACCCCGCGCAATCGATCTCCGACTCGCCCCACCACCTCGGGTTGACCAGCCCCAGCGGTTTCAGGTTCGGCAGGTTCCGCTCGTCGCAATGGCCCCAGCCCGGGATCTCGGGGTCGGGTTGGAAGTTTCGGCACTTGGAGCAGCGGACGATGTTCATGGCCGATACCAATCCTGCGGTGAGGTGTTGAACCGAAGGGCCACGTCGCAATGTTCCGCGAAGGTCATGTCCAAATCGGCAACGCGGAACGGGGTAGCGTCGTCCTTGCCGTGGTAGTGCCCGACGTGGCACACCACCACGTGCTCGCCCGAGCAATGCCAAACGGCACCTGCCACGCATTCCTTGATCTGCTTGCGGTGATACCACGTGGCGACGATCTCCTTGCCGTTGATGTCCAGCAATCCGATCCACGTTTCGCCGTGAGCTTCTAGAAACGCCTCGCGTGCCGCGTCAGACATCTCGCGGTCCACGGCATCGATCGCACCACGAAGGCAGAATCGGCAAAGTCGGTATGCGCAGAACGAGACGACCGGCGTCAGGCGACCGCCGCAATGGTCGCACATCTCGTGGCGCTTTGCCTCGAATGTGGGAGCGTTCACGGCACCCTCCGCACGATCGTTCGCGTGCCCTCGTTGCTCAGGCATTGTGCAAGCAGCTTGCCGTCGCGGGACTCGCACGACGACACCCAATCGTCGCCACACGCCGAGGCACAGGCGGCGCGAACCACGCCCGCTCGCTTCTCGGCCACCGCGCAATCGTGGATTGCCCATGCTCCAAAACCAAAGCAGACGGCCATCAGCACAGTGAAGCCGGCCGCCGCCCCGATCGCGTTCCAATCCACCTTCCCATTGAAGTCGCGAATCACTCTGACCTCCCGCGTTCGCTCTCCCACAGCACGGCGTCGATGAACCTCCACCATGCAATCCACGCCACGATAACCACGCCGATCCAGAATGTCATCGGGAGGCATCCGAATTGTTGGGGGTTGAGGTCGATTCTTCCTCTCGCCAGAACGCGCCGATCTCGCGCTCCAACTCCGGCACGCGCTCCCATTCGTAGTTGCTGTTCTGGCGCCAGAATTGAAGCACGCGCCGCTCCACGCTGTTCATCGTCGGGCCGCTCGGACAGCAATCGATGTTCGGCGGGTCGCCCCAGTGGATCTCGTCGCGCGCAATGCTGTCGGCGAGCTTGCTGCGCTTGCCTACCAAATAGTCGTGGTTGCTGCGGCTCATCGCCACATCGAACTCCCGCTCGCAGTTCTGGCACTCGATCCGAATCAGCGCGCACTCCATGGCGTAGATGTCCGCCGTCTCGCGCGGGCTGAACTCGCTCCATCGCGGCACGGCGTTTTCGTCCCACCACTTCGGCGGGTCTGCGATGCGTCCTCGGATGTCGGCGTAATGGTGGTTCATGATGCGGCCTTTCTCGCCAGAAGTTTTCGCCCCACGAAGATGCCTAGCCCGCACGCGTCGCGCACGTGCGGATTGCTCCGCTTCGGCATGTCTGCCACGTGCTGAATCTCGACGAGCGCGTGTTCGATCTGCTTGTCCTTGGCGGTCGGCGTTCCCGTGATCGTCTTGCGCCAGTCATACGACGACGCAGGCACGACCTCGCACGAGCACTTCGCCGACAGCCAGCCGCGAATGATGCCCGCCGATTGCGACGACTGCACCATCTGCTGAGCCTGCGCTGGCCCCACGTACTTGCGCGCGAAGTCCTCGATCGCGATGGCGCGGGCGATGTGCTCGACGCCAATGGCGGCGAGTTCGCCGGCGCAGTCAATCTCGCCACCGTCGGCAAGCTCGATCGTTCCGGCAGCGACCCATCGCGCGTCATGTTCTGCGACATCGACCACGCACCAGCCAATGTGCTTGCCCGGGTCGATTGCGAGGATGCGGATCATGATTCCGCCCCGTCGTCTTCCCGCTCCTTCGGCGGCTCGTCATCCTTGGGCGGGTCGATCCTGTATTGGCTCCCGATGAACTCCAACTTCACCACCGTCGCCTCCTCGCCTCGAATCTTCGGCATGATGACCTCGAGCACGTTGTCGCGCTGATAGCCGGGGTCGTTGTAGTGGTAATGGTCCTCGCGATATAGCAGCAGCGTCGCATCGGCGAATTCCTCGAAGGCTCCCGTCTCTTTCAGGTCGGAGATCTGCGGACGCTTGTCCTTGACCGTGCGAGCCTCAAGCGCGCGGTTCATCTGCGCCAGTGCAATCACGCACAGGTTGTGCGTCTTCGCGATGTTCTTGAAGTGCTCGATGATTCCGTTGAGCTGATCCCGTCGAGGCTGCCTCTCGTTCGTTCCATGCACGAGCAGCGTGTGATCGATGACGACCGCGAACAGGTTGTCGTGCTCCTTGATGTGCGCGACGATGCGCCGCTCGATCTCCGCCGACGTGAGCCCAGTCGCCTCGTCGAAGTGCAGCGGGATCTTCGCCATGTCGCCCGCGGCCTTCGTGAGCGCGGACCAGTGCGACGTGAATACCTTCTTCGCTTTGAGCCGCCACACGCCCACCTGAGCCCGGCAGAACAGCGCTCGCACAATCTGCTCGTCGTTGGTCATCTCGAGCGTGAAGTACAGGACGCCTTGCCCCGCCTCGGCGAATCGGAGCGCGAGGTTCAGAGCAGCGACCGACTTGCCCATTCCAGACCTGGCGCCGATGACGTACATGCACTTGCGCTTGAATCCATTGAGCGCGTAGTCGAGGCGCCGATACCCGGATGCCATGCCTTCGAGCTCGTCGCCGCGCTCGATGCGACACCTGATAGCCTCGAATGCTGTTCGGATGCCTTCCTTGATTCCGGTCTTCGTCGAGATTCCCTTGGACGGCTGCTTGAGCAACGTCTCCAGCGTGGTGTCGGCCCGCTCGGCGTTCGGGACCGTCTCGATCAGCTTGTCGTAGTAGTCGGCCGGCGGGTCGTTGGCTGCGCCGTTCGATCGATATCCGCCTTCGCGCTTCCCCGGAGCGGGAGTGCTGAATTCTGACGCGGCCCACCTTGCAGCTTCAACCTTGTCGCACTGCCGAAGCTCCATGATCGAATCGACGTTCGTGCGGAATCCGTTGCGACCCATCGACGCACATGACGCATGCAGGCACTTCCACCCGCCGCTGACGAAGTCCACGCCGGCATCGGCGCCGCAGTGGGGGCAATGACGAATCTTGCGGCCATCACGCTCGATGCCCAGCCGGTCGCCGACGAGCTGCGGATCGATGTCGTTGATGTCCTTCCACATGCCCGGCTCCGACCCGATCGTCGGCGACCTGTGCTGCTGCGGTTCTGCCTGGAGAATGCCGTCGGCAATGCCCATCACAGAGCCTCGATTGGAATGCGCCGCACGATCGGCCGGCAAGAAAAGAACGTCCCGCGGTGCGGGCGCTCCCGGCAGTCGACGCCCTTGCGCTTGCGGGTCCCGAACGCCGGGCACAAGCGCGCGGGATTGCACACGGTAGCGTCGACCTTCACACGGGGCGTGTTGAACTTTACAGCCATTGCCTTCAGGAACCGCTCGATTCGCTTGCGCGTGTCATCGCTCGGCATGACGGGCTTGAGCGCGACGAACAGCGAATAGCCGTTGCCCGAATCGCCACGCCCAAGGCACTCGTCGCCACCCAGCGCCGTCGCCAGAAACTCCTCGCACGCTTTGCTCACGTCATAGGCCGCCGCCTTCTCCCCATCCGTCGAGCTGATATCGCGCGGGCGCACGCAATCGAAGTCGAGGTAGACCGCCACAACCTGCGTCACGTCATTGTCGCTCGCCCTCGACGCAAACGGCGTCCACTTGCCCTCTCCGATGCGAGCATACAGGCCGTCGTGGATTCGGTTGAATACGGTGTAGACGCCCGACACGTCCGAGCGGGAATCCGCATCGCGCATCAGCCGAATGTGGTCGGCCTCGGTGCGAGCATACGCAACCGAAACCTTCTTGCGGGAATCGAACAGGGTGAGCTCGACGGTATCGGCGGGGCCAACGACCATAAAGCGCCGGAACAGCGCGGCGTTGATCTCGGTGCTCCCGTTGTCGTCAATCATCGAAACCTCCAGCCCAGAACGGGTCGGTCGTGCTGGCCTTTCGGCCGGTTGCCGCCACGAGCAGTTCGTCGATCCGCTCGGCGGTGATCTCGACGAGTTCCTCGCCGGGCGGGTCGGGCTCGGGTTCGGGTTCGGGAATCCAATGCCCCGGCTCGTCGTCGGGCAATGCCGGCGGTGAATCGACAAGCGCGATCGCCTTGTCGATGTGCTCGGCGTCCCTGAACACAAGGTCGACACCGACGTAGCGCTTGCCGTTCGTGCGAGGGTCTCTCCCCATGCGCCAGTCGTCGAGCAGGGTCCCGTCAACGGCCAGCCGCAACTCCTCGACGGAGTAGGTCTTGAGAGCGCGAGCGATGACGGCCCGGCGCTTGTCGTCGAGCTTGGCCTTGGGCGCTAGGTGCGCGCGCCAGTAGTCGAACACGAGCTCGACGGGCGACGGCTGGGCGGGCTTGCTCGCCACGGGCAGCGGCAAGGGCAGGTCGGCAGGCGTGACCTGCCTTCGACCCGATGACGGGGCCGCAGTCGAGTTGTCGCAACTCGACAGATCAATGGTCGGGGTCGGAGGTCCAGATCGGAGGTCGGAGGTCAGGCGCGAGGGTCTCGGCCAATCCCCGAGAGTCTCGCGAGGGTCTCGCGAGGGTCTCGCGAGGGTTTGCGTTTCTGGTTCTTTTTCGGCTAGTTCCGGGCCAGGGACTCGGGGCTTGGACGGGTGATCGATCCTCTGGTGCTTGTCCCAACCTCGGACGTGCCCGTATGGTTGGGAGGACACCCGATAAAGGGTCACCAGACCCACGTCCGAGAGTCTCGCGAGGATCTCGCGAGGGTCTCGCGAGGGTGTCGCACACCAGAATACCTGCCCAAGAAGCCACGTCGGGTTCGCCCGAAAGTTGCCGTGGTCGTCGGCGAGCAGGAGCAGCCCGACGAACAGCCGGAACTCGTCATCCTTGAGCGATGCCGTCTTTTCGTCTTCGAGCAGCTCGGGCTTGATGGTCCGAATGCGTCCGCTCATTTCTCCGGCCTGATCCCGTCAATGGTTCGGATGCTCGCCCGAAGGATCGCTGCCGCGAGTCGAAGCGGCACGGGTCGCTCCTTCAGCCCCAAGTTGCATTCGTCGCAAAGGGCGGCCAGGTTCTCGTCGTCGTTCAATTCGGCGTCGGTCAACCCGCAATCCATGCCCACGGCGACGCTGAGCAGATGCCCGACGTGCAGTGGCTTGTCGTAGGAGTGGCAGATGGCGCACGCCTTACCGTCGCGCATGAAGACGCGGGCGCGCTGCTTCGGGCTGATGCCATTGTGCACGGTGGTCACGGTGCGAACGGCGCGGCCCGTTTCGACACGCGGGGCGTTGTACTGGAACTTGCCGCATTCGCAGAATACGCAATCCTGGACGCCGCGGGTATCGACGCGCCCCGATGTGCTTCCGCAGAAGCGACACGGAGCGCGCATGCGGTATGCGGCGTCAACGTTGGCAAAGGGCAATGCCTCGTTGATCACTCCCCACCTCCAATCTTGGCCGCGTTGAGCTCGTGAACGCTCACCTTGACACGCGGGCCAGTCACACTATCATGGCACATGTCGAATCGCTCCTTTCGGTTCGGCCGGGCCCCGGGCGCTCCAACGCCGCGGGGCCGTTTGCAATGTGCGCACGAATCCGCCCGCCGCAAATGGAATCGGCATTCATCGCTTCACCATCTCAAGCAGGCTGATACGGTTCTTTCGGGTCATGCACCGCAGCTCGTGGACCCGTCGTGGAGGCATCGCCACGCGCGCTGGCTGACGCATGACGGGCTCGGGCAACTCTCCCCGGGCCAATTCCCGTGAGCGACCCACGGCCTCGTAGCGGGCCTGCCAGGCGCGAAGATCCCACATGCGCTTGGTCTCAGGCGGCGGAGCTGGGACGTTGATGACCCAGTAATCGCTGACCGCCGTGCAGTCGTCGAGAAAGGTGACGGCGGGGCCATTGGACCACGGCGGCACATACCGATTGGGCTCGAATCCGGAGACAGCGATCATCGTCCCATCTCCTTCCGCCTCTCATCGCGCCACATGAGCCAGCGGGCGAGGCGTTGGATCGCCTTGATGCGATAGGCACGTCGCACTGGGTCGGGGATTGGCTCGTGATACCCATCGCCGAGCGGGTCATACACCGTGGCGTGTTCTCGGCAGTAGATGAGCCCGCCGTCGCCGGACCTGCACATGCACGGGTGCTTGGCCTTCCAAGCCTGCCATGCCGCGTCGAGGTACGCCTTGCGCTTCGTGAGCCGAGGCTTGCGGCCGACCGACGAGCGCCATACGGGTTGGAGCTTGCATTCGATGGTGATCATTGCCCCCACTCCCCGCTGTGATCGACCACGTCCGGAATCGGCGGCGCTGCGTGGGCGGGTCGAATCTCGACGCCGTTGAACCACCACTTGCCGTCGCGCTCGTCCATGTGGATTCGCATCAGGCGGAAGTCGTCGTCGTTGAGGTAGAAGACGCGTGGATACCAGCCGCGCCGAGCGACATCGCTCAGGCCCGCCATGACGGATTCGACGACGCTCATGCTGTCCTCTCGTGTGCCGCGCGAAGGCCGCACTTGGAGCATTGGGCACCCTCGACGCGCCATGGAAGCCCGGCGCATTCGGCGCACACCTTGCGTTCCCCGCGCATGTCGAGGGAGGCGATGGGACGAGCTGCCGAATTGCGAAGTCTGCGCCACCTGGAATCGCAGTCCTTGCACTTGCTCTGCAGCCCGTCGACGTTTCCGCTGCACCGGTAGAAGGACGAGCGTGGCTTGAACTTTCGGCACCACGTGCAGCGCTTCGTGCTCATGCCGCTTCCCTCCCGCAATCGAGGACAAGCCAACGACGTTGGGCGACGGCTGAGAAGACGAACCACGCATAGTCGGCGCTGTCGGTGCCCTTGCCCGTGAACGATGGGCGACGCGGCAATACGTGCACGTCGCTTGGGTGCGCCCGATGAAAGGCCGCCCGCTTCTGTCCGGCCATCCATGCGAGTCGCAGGAGGAAGCAAACCTCGCCTCCGGGACGGACCTCACGCAATGCCCGTTCAAGGAACTCCATCGCCAGCGAGAATGGCGGGTTGGCGATGATGAGATCCGGCCGACCCCAGTGCTCCGTGGCAAGGGCGTCCCGCACAGTGCCCCACTCGCACCCGCGATCCTCGATGTCGAACCCTCGCAGAATCGCCTCGGGCCAACGCTCACGGCAGACGCGCAGGATTGCCCCGTCACCGCATCCGGGGTCGAGGATGATGGGAGCGCTGAACCCGGGCCGAAGATGCGGCAGGATGGCAGCGGTCGCCCACGCTGGGGTCCTGTAGTAGTCGTCAGCGTTTCGGGTTGCCCCTCGGTTCGTGCTGCTCATCTCCCCATCTCCTCTGCAAGCGCGAGCCATTCGGCCCGGTACGGCGTGTTCGGTCCAACGCCCGCCCTGATCTCCCGCCAGATCAATTCGCGATCCTCGCGTCGTAGTTCGTGGGCCTGCGCGCGAAGGATCTCCATCATCTCGCCGGGCGCATACGAGCCGCGTCCGAGCGTGTAGCGGAAGGCGTAGATCAGCAGCGAGCGCAGGTGGTCGATTTGGACGGTGGGCATCACAGTTCCTCCGCAGGCTGGTGAGCGGGCGTCGATTCGGCTGGCTCCCCGTGGACGACGACGCGGTAGATCCCATATTCGGCCATGCCGAAGGGCCTTGCCTTGCACACGAGGCCGGACAGGATGCGTGCCACGTCCTCGGACATCTCGAGCACGAGCACCCCGTGGTCGTTCCAAAGTTGAAGCGGAACGATCATTCTGGTGCCTCGACGGATGCCGGCTTTTCAGCCCACTTGCCAGTGGCTCCGCACCGGGGGCAATCGCGTGTCTTCGTGCCGGTGTCCTTGTTCCAACTCACGAACAGTTGCCCGTCGCCGCTGCACTTCGGGCACACGTCGTGATCTTTGCACCACGACTCCCACCACGCATGGTGCTCCTCGATACCGATGACGAACTTGCGCCTGCCATCGGTGCCGTATTTCGGTTCGCCATTGCGTGGCCCGCTCTTGTAGACTCCGGTCGGAGCGCTCATCTCGACCATGAATGCTTGGTCTTCGATGCGCTCGAACTTGCGAGCGGACCATTCGTCGGACAGCCCAAGCCTTTCGCGAGCGTGGATTTCGAGAGCGTTGTGCCTCACGACGCCACCTCGGATTCCGCGGGCGCCTTCTTGCCCTTCTTCTTGCCGCTCGGTTTGGCCACGACGGTTTCGGCACCGCCGTTGACCGAAACGGACAGCGTCATGTCGTGTTCGTCGGCGAGCCTCTGGAATCTCTCGACGGCTTTCTCCATTCCTTCGGTGCCCGGGATTGCGGTCTGGCGCACGTCCTCGGACACGAGCACTTCTCCCGTGTCGAGCCGCACGACCTGCCGCGTCTTGCCGTCGCTCGTAACTTCCTCGACGCATTCGACGGCGCCTCCGAGCGCAACGGGCATCAGGATGACGGACAAGTCTTCGGACATCGGGCACGTGACGAGCACGGGCGCTCGGTCGGTCGGCCCGAAAGACATCTGCAACGTCGGCTCGGGCCCGGGGTCTTCGGGCGCTGCCTTGCGGAATGCCTGCGCGATCTTCGCGAGGAACTTGGAATTGACCGCGACGGCTTCGAGCATTCCGCGCGTGGTACCGGTGACGAGCGATTCGATGTCGGGGCCAAGCTCAGCCATCGTCGGCAGGCGAACCGACCACTTCGAGCATTCGATCTCGAACTTGCCAGCGGTCAGCTCGACGGTGAGCGGGTCGTCATCGTCGGAATCCTCGTCGGGCTTCTTGGGCTTGTCGAGGTCGAGGATGCCGGCGAGGAACTTGGCGTCAGGTTGGGTGATGGCAACGCGGTCGATGTCCCCGATGCACCCATCGACGGCCACGAAGACGGCAGCATAGAAGCCGTTGGTGGCAGCGAGGTAGAATCGGTCGGCCTTGTGCCAGACCTGCACCTGATAGAGCGGGATGCGCTCGGGCTCGTCGGACGCCGCTTGCAGAACCGAGATGATGCCTCGGAACATGTCGAACTTGCTGATGTCGAATCGCATTGAATTCCACCTCCAGTTGCGGTCACGCCACCCATGCGGTGTCGGTCTCGAACCCGACGGGCTTGCCGGCGGGGTATGCTTGGTTGATCTGGTCGAGTTGCTTGCGCGAGGGGTTGGGCCACATCGTCCGCAGCTTGCATCGGTCGTTGGCTCGCAGGATGAGAGCGCCCCACCACCGATTGGCCTTGGCGAATTGCGAGGCCTCGACGATCGAAGGGAAGGGCTTGCCGTCCGCGTCGCTGTAATCCTGGCCGTCGTACTGGACGATACAGGGATTCGCGGGGCCGGCCTCGACGGGTGTGACGTAATCGGAGTTGTCGCGCCACAGGTGCTCGGGGATGCCGATGCGAATGCGGAACACGCGGCGCTCGTTCCGATTGGGACGGCGCTTGCCGGATTCGATCTGAAAGAAGTTGTCGGCCCTGACGCCGATCTCACCGGCCGCGCGGATGTGCGTCCAGCCGTTGGTCTTGCGCCAAACTCGAAGCATTTCGTTCGGTGTCATGCTGCCTCCATGTTGGTCGGAGCCATCGAGCGAATACGCTTGAGCGCGTCGTGAAGACCGAGCATGCGGATACGAGCCCGAAGGCTGCTTGCGTGCATTCCAAGAGCGCGAGCGGTGGCGCAGACGTTGCCGCGGTTGTGGCGCAGAAGAAGCAAGATGAGGTACTTCTGCCGTCGCCTGAACCGGCGCCATCGCATGAGCACGGCGTGGCCTGTGTCCGCCTTGTTCACTTGCCGCCCCGAATTCTCGCGTCACGAGACGCAACCATCGCATCGTACGCGGAATCGAAATGGGTATCAGCTGGCGCATCATCACCGGGGAGCGACCACCCTGCGGACGGACTCCAGACGGACGCGTGATCCGCGCTCCTGCGGGTGACAATCCACCACCCCGGCTCGGACCACGATTGCGCCACTTGACGGCGCACGAACACGTCCTCTCCGTCGATGGTTTGCCCTGCGTAATAGGCGGTCGGTTCCATCATATCCTCACGATGAGTTCGATCGCGGCGCAGAATCCGACCACGCCAGCGAGCACGAGAATGCCGAGAAGCCAGTGCATCAGGCGGGCCTCCTACGAGGGCAACAACGCCACGCGACCACGGACCCAATCGGGTAGCGGTTCGCCGACGAGCACACCAACCGGCTCCCCGACGGGCGAGCCAATGGTGAATTCAATACGGGGGGGGGCTGAATCGTCGCGGGACCACGACGGGAGCAGTCGATCGTGTGATCGCCTCGCGTCTTGCACCACGGGCAGGGAATGGTCGGGGTGGGCGCCATCAGTTCCTCACCTGCGAGCCGTGGCAGTTGACGCCGACGCGCTCGCACGCGCCTTGGAGACGGAGCAGATCGGCGATCGACGGCTGGTTGTCGGCGCGACGAGGCGGCGGGATCTGAATGTCGACCACCGGCTTCTCGCCGCGGTTCTCAAGCTCAATGTCGATCTGCATGAGGGCGTCGAGCAATCGGTCGGTCGCCCAGTCGATCGCCTCACCGATGCGCCGAAGGATTGGGGTGGGGAGGTGGCGGATCATGCTCGCAATCCTCGGGTGAGATTCCACGCCTTGGGCGCCATCTTCTCGGCGGCACGTTGGGCGCCTCGCATTGTCTTGGCGTGCCCGCTCGCCACCTCTTCGTAATCGTCGCGCACGATGCCGACGGTCCAGCGCCACAGGCCGAGCACCTGGTTGGCGGTGACGTGCAGCTCCAGGGTCTTGTCGGGGTTGTGAGCCCACCGCGAGCCGTCGGTGTCGATGCGCCAATCCCAGGTGAGAGGATAGGGCGCGGGCTTCGACGGCTCAAGCCGCACATCAAGCTCTACGTGGAAGTCGAGTTCGGTGGGGAAGTCGCCCATCGTCATCGCTCCGTCACAGCGTCAATGTCTCGTTCCAGCGCCTCAAGAGCGGCATGCGCCTCGCGAATCTCACGGCGCAATCGGGCGCGCTCGTCGGGCGTGATTCGGTGGTCGGCCCACGCCAGCGCCGTCTCCCGCGCCACGTCGCCCACCTCGGCCATCACCGAGCACACGCGATCGGGTAGCGGGCTGGCGTTGTGGGTGCCGGGCTCGCACAAGGCAACCAGCGCCTGCCCGACGCAGCGGACCTCGTTCGGGTAACGAGCTGACAGCGCCCACATGTGGCGCAGGAATGCCGCCCCGGACGCCTTGAACTTGTCGATGCGGACGCGCGAAAGGTCGCACACGGAGGCCATCCGCTGGGAGCAAACGTCGCCGAACGCCGAGCGCATTACGTCCGCCGCCCAGGCTTCCGCGCGTTCAGTTTCGAGAATACGCGATTGCGACACTGGCCCGAGCGACTTTGCGTGCGCAACCTGCCCCTCATGAGACACGACAGCGGGAATCGACGAAGCCACAGTTCACCTCCCCATTGCCGCCGCGAATACGGCAGCGAGATCCGACCGGGTACTGCTCGGGTCCGCATCCGCCGGGGGATACGTCGCGTATGCAAGCGCCGCCCAGCCCTCGGGCGCCGACCTGCACGACGGGCACAGATGCGCGCCCATGTGCTCATGCCAGCCGGTGACCGCGACGACGATCGACATGCGCGGGCCCATGACGGCCATGCCGCACGAGACGCACGTGACCGTGGTGGTGTCGGTGTCCGAGTCGATTGCTCCCATCACCATGCTCGACCTCCTGATGCGTGCAGCGGAATGCGGATACACGGACGCCCGCCGCGGGGGCGGGATGCGACCCAATCAGCCTCGCCTGGACTTCTCAGCGGCGAAGTTGATGGGGACCTGATTCGCGGACGCGAGCGCCGGCCGTGCGTCCTGACGCAATGCCGAGATCCATTGGCTCGCGCGAGAGAATGCGATCGTGGATTGCGCAGCCGTGGCGTGTTCCCACTTCGCGCCCTTGTCGCGTGGATAGCCGGCCTGCATTCGAATCGACCGGTCGACGATGAGCAGCAGAGCGCGCGGCTTGCGCTCGTCGCCGTTGGCGATCATCAGGTTGCGAATCTCGCGCATCTGGCCGGCGAGCACCTTCGCGTCGCGCGTGCCCATGAGGCCGAACGGGTGCGCCCGCTCCGTCGAATCTTTCCACGCGCGCAGCGCCTTGACCTCGGTCGTCAGCGATTGGAGCAGCTCCAGGAACTGCGCCTCGTGCCCCGGGGCGACGTAGCCTCCGGTCCGGCGAATCGAGGGGATCACCTCGTGCGTGACCCAGCGCTTGAACGCCTTCGCGGCGGGCTTGCGACTTCGAAGGATGAGCGAGTAGAGCCCCGACTCGGTGACGGTCGCCATTTCCTGCGGTCCGCCAGGGGTGGGGATAGTAGTCACCCCCCTTTCGTCATCGTCGAGGTTCTTCGTGTGCTGGTGCGGCGGGCCTACCAGTTCCAACACCTCGCACACGTCCTTCGCGATCCACTCCTCGCGATCGGCGGTACGGATGACGCGGACGCCGTGACCATTGAAGTCGAATCGAATCAGGTCCGACATGGCTCAGCCCTCCGTCCCGGTCTTGCCTTGCTCGGTCGTCGGCTGAGGCGGCAAATCCCACGCAGCGGGATCGATGCCGAACTCGCGATGGAGCACCGCCGCCCACTTGCGCGAGGGCTTGCTGTCGCCATAGCGCCAGTGCGTGACCATGCCGCGCCCTCCACCTCCACCGTCACCACCGACGCCGATGCGGCGCTCGATCTCGAACACCCTCAAGGGCAACTCACGCAGCAAACGGGCGCCCTCGGAATCCTTGCGAATACGAGTCATACGCCCATGATTGATCCGAAAGTCGTAGCTGTCAAGTTACAGCGCTGTCACGGCGCACATCAGGTGGCAGATCCTGTGCTATTGTAGGCGGTGACCGGTTCGGGGGAACCTGCGGCCATGAGCGAATCCATCGGACAGCGGATAAAGCGACTTCGCGAGGCTCGCGGGCTGAAGCAGAACGAGCTCGATCGGATGCTGGCAGACGAGGGCGAGTCCCCGAAGAAGTACGGCGGCCTGAGCACTCGCCTCGAAAACGAGAAGAGGGGACGAAACCCGAGCGCGGAAACGTTGGCGAGATACGCGCGCGCGCTCGGCACCACGCTGGAGTACATCCAATCGGGCAAGGGCGACCCGAACCAACCGCCTGTGCCGCCGCCGGTGGACGAGCACAGCGCTGCGATGCGCGAGGCATTTATCGAAGTGCTGGGGGGAAAGATGACGGACAAGGAAAAGGCGGCACTACGCAAGCTGAAGCTCCCACCCGATATCGACTACGGGTACCTGCACGATCGCCTCGGCGAGCTGCGGACGGCAGCCGAGGAACACGACGCGCGGGAGGCCGATCGCAAACGGCGGGGCTCTCGAGACTTCACCGACGCGCGCGCGACGCCAGTGCCGAAGTCCGCGGCGAAGGCGCCGACGAAGAAGGCGAAGGGCAATAACGAATGAGACCTTGGGCCGGCGCCATGCTTGCTCTGATCCTCGGCTGCTCGGCGGGGGAGACGACATCGATCTGGACGCCGTCGCGGGACGGGGCCGTGGACGCACCGATCGAGCCGGATGCCTCGCAGGTCGTGGACAGCCCAGCGGATGCGCCAGCGCCCGACGTGGACGCCTTAGGGTACCTTGAGACGGGACCCGATGCCGAGGAGCCGGGCCCCGACGCTGGCATCGACGCTACCCCGGCGGACGCGCCGATCGATGCCGCCGATGAGCCCGAGCCGACTTGCCCCTACGACATGGTGAGGATTGACGGGCCGACGGGTTTCTGCCTCGACCGTGTCCAAGTTCAGCGCGGCGAGTATGAAGCGTGGAAGGGCGACGGCGGGGTGTACGAGGCTGGGTGCGTCGCGAGTTGGGTCGCGAACGAGCAGTTCGCATCGGTGACGTGGTGCGCGGCGGACGCGTACTGCCGTTCGAGGGGCCGACGGGTCTGCGATATGTACGGCGAATGGGTGCGTGCGTGCACGACGGCGCATGATGCGATCGATCCCGCGCCGTCGGCGAGGGAGTGGGGCGTGGGGTGCAGCGTTCAGGGCGGGCAGATGACATGCCCAGCGGGGTGGTGGCTCGGCAGCGACATCCCGCAGCTTGCCCCGTGCGGCGTCCAACGCATCGTGGAAAGCGGGCGCGCGAAGATCCGCTGCTGCGCCGACTGAGGAGGGAACATGCGAGCGATTGCTCTTGCGCTTTGGGCGATGAGCCTTACGGGATGTTGGCTGCTGCCGTCGTGGTGCGACGACGACTGCAAGGCGAGCGGCGGGTGTGGCAAGGAGGGCCTGACGTGCTACCCGCGCAACGATGATGACTGCCGGCGATCGGCGCTGTGCCGAGACATGGGCGCGTGCAAGGCGAAGGACAAGATGTGCGTGCTCGGCGGAACGCCACCACGGTTCGGGGAGTGACCATGGAGATCGAGATCAAGCTCGGGCACGTCATGGTCGACGGCGGGACGATGCTCGCGTCGCTCGTGATCGACGCCGACGGGTCGGGCAGGATCCGCCTGTTCGCGATCGACACCGCGTGCCGGCGACAGGGCGTCATGATGCACCTCGGGCCCGACGAGTGGACGCAGCTCGGCGAGCTGCTGGCGAAGGTGCAAGCGGCGATCGGCAAGGCGCAGGCGAGCGGGCAGTGCGCGGAGTGGCCGAAGCTAGCTGAGTAGCAAGCCGTGGCGCCCCGTGTCGGGCTCGTCTTCGAACTCGAAGCGAAGATGAGCCTTGCGCACTCCCCTTCCACGGATCCGGATCACGTCCCGATCGACGTACGCGACCCGATGCCCGCAGACCTCTCCGAGCCGTAGCAGCGCGAGCGGCTCGGGCACGATGAAGGCCTCGGCAAGCGCGGCGGGGTTGGCGCCCCAGTGATCGACGGCGCGCTCGAACTGCTCGGTCGGGCACAGCACGGCGCCAGCGACGCGTCGGATCGTGTCGTCGTCGTGGGGCATGCCGCCGAAGTAGAGCCACCACCAAGCGAGCGCGGAGATCGCAGCGTATCGCCCATGCGGGGTAGGCAGCGTGTCTCGCACGAGGATGCGCCACCCGAGCCTCGTGCGCTTGACCTGGTACGTCTGGGCGATGGCCGCGTACTCAGGCACGCTGAAGATGATGGGTCGCGTGAGCTCAGCGACAGTGGCAGGCTCGGACGGGTCGCGTCCGGCCGCTGCATAGATCTGCAAGGCTTGCCCCTCAGCAAACATTGCGGAACGGTGCGCCATTTTCTGCCCGGCGTCTATGCCATAGCGGGTGCGACTTGGTGGGGGCTGGTCACACCTATTTTCTGACAGCGCACGACTGCAAGTTGACAGCGCTGCGGAAGCGCAGCATGATGCCCGTGGAGGTCAGGACCATGGGCTGGACGACGATCCGGGATTCGCTGGTTGGGCAGTTGCGGGCGCACGGTTTCGTGGCGGTGTCGCGCCGGGTGGCCGAGTTCAAGTCGCCCGACGAGATGATGGGCCAGCGCGCGTGGCTGACATCGATGGTGATGGACCTGACGGATCGCGAGATCGCCGCCGGCGTGCACGGGGTCGAACTCGAATCGATCCGGGAGATGGAGCGGACGGTGCACCGGCTGGGCACCGAGGCGTTCAACGCGTGGTTGCAGGAGGTGGCGTGATGGCAATCCTCAAAGGCAAGGTTCGCAAGGGCGCTTCGACGATGCTGGAATCGATGATCGACTCCGTGTGGTCCGAGGCGGATCACTGGGTCAAGGTCGCTCTGTACGCGTCCAGCGTGGGCGACGCCGAAGCCGAATCGATGGCGCTGCAGCGTGTCGCCCAACTCGAGCGAATCGCCGACATGCAATCGGTGGCGTCATGAACCCCCGACTTGATCCCGATGGCGTGTACGGCCCGAGTTGGCAGCCGGCGACCGAGCCCGAACCCGAGGTGAAGCGCTGCGAAGGGTGCGGCGTTCCGGTGGGCGATTGCGACGATTGGTGCGAGGCGTGCTGGGCGCGCACCGAAGCGCCGACGCTCGAATCCATTGTCCGCGAATGGCAGGAAGCCGAGCGCGCGTGCGACGAATACACCCGCGAGCACGGCTTCATCCTGTGCACCTCCGAGGAGCGAGAGGCATTCGCCCCGCTGATTCGACGGGTGCGGGCGGCTCGGGCGGCGGTGTTGGCGTGGAACACGACGAAGGTTGGGGTGGCGGCATGAATGACGCGGAACTCACGGCGCTGGCCTTGTACGTCAACGCGCAAGCTCTCGGGCGCAGGTCCGAAGACGAGCAGCGGATCGCGAACGGTTGCTCGGTGGCGTATGGCGACCTGCCGATTCAGGGCGAGAACGAGCTGATGCTCGAACTTGTGAGGCGCGGGATTCTGAATGGGACGAAGGCGGCCTGAGGGTCGCGCGAGGGTGAAGGAGGACGACATGGCGAACGCGATTGTGATCCCGATCGAAGACAAGTTGACCGCGCGCTACGGGGTGACGCCCGAGCAGATCGAGGCGAAGAAGGCGGCGTATGCGGCCCTGAGCTGCGACACGCCGAAAGGCTACGAGGAGACCCGGCTGGCGATTGCGGAATGTCGCACGACCCGCGTCAACATCGAGGCCAAGCGCAAGGAGCTGAAAGCCGACGCGCTCGAATACGGGCGCAAGGTCGATGCCGTCGCCAAGTCGCTGACGGAGCTTATCGAGGGAATCGAGGAGCCGCTGAAGGCGAAGAAGGCCGTCGTCGATGAAGCCAAGGCCCGCGCCAAGGCCGAGAAGGAAGCCGCCGAGCGTGCTGCGGTGGAGGCGAAACTTCGGGCCGAACGCGAGGCCGAAGAACAGCGTCTGGCCGCCGAACGTGAGGCACAGCGCATCGAAGCCGAACGACTGGCCGAGGAACGCCGCGCCTTCGAGGAATCGCAACGGGCAGCTCGTGAGGCCGAGGAGAAGCGCGCGGCCGAAGCACAGGCGAAACTCGACGCCGAACGCAAGGCCATCGAGGAGGCCAACCGGATCGCCCGTGAGGAACAGGCGCAACGGGAAGCCGCCGCCGCGAAGAAGCTTGCCGACGAACGCGCGGCATTCGAGGCGGTACAGGCTGCCGCGAAAGCCCACGCCGACATGCTCGCCCGCGAGGAAGCGGCGAAGCTCGCAGCCGAACGCGCCGAGATCGAACGTCAGCGAAAGGAAACGGAGCGCCTCGAAGCCGAACGCGTGGCCCGGGTCGCTGCCGAGAAGGCCGCCGAGCGTGCGCGCGTCGAAGCCGAGGAAGCCCGCGTGCGTGAGGCCGAGCGCCAGGCTGCAATCAAGGCCCGGCTCGAAGCGCTCAAGCCCGACGCGGAGAAGCTGCACGCCTTCGCGCAGGCGATTCGGAACCTGAAGGGCCCGAGCGTGAACGACGCCGAGGCCATTGCCATGGTGACCGACGCCATGGATTCGCTGGCGATGATCGCGGGGCAACTCGAATCCTTCGGCGCCACGACGGCCGAAGCGGCGGAGTGAGGTAGACCATGAGCCCTCTTTCACTTGCCCAGCTTGCACAGCGTTCCCAATTCCTGGGAGCCTCGGATATTCCAGCCGTCGCCGGCCTGAACCCGTGGAAGGGGCCGATCGACATCTACCTGCGCAAGACGGGGCAGGCGATTGAGGAGGACGACCCCGAGGCCGACTTCCGCAAGATGCTGGGCCACAGAATCGAGGGCCTGATCGCTGAACTGTACGCCGAGAAGATGGGCGTCGAGCTGGCCGAATGCCCGACGATCATTCACCCCGACGAGCCGTGGGCGGGATGCACGCCGGACCGGCAGATCGTGGGGCGCGATGCGGGCGTCGAGATCAAGAACGTGGGCGCGTTGGTGGCGCACCATTGGGCGAACGATGAGCCGCCAGACTACGTGACCGCTCAGGCGCAGTACCAGATTTGGATCATGGGCTGGTCGCGCGTGGACATTGCCGCGCTGATTGGCGGGCGTGACTTTGTTGTGCATTCCGTCTTGCGCGATGAGGAAACAATCACCATGTTGGCGGAGATTGGGAGGCGCTTCTGGCACGAGCATGTGGTGCCGAAGATCCCGCCCCCGATCGACGGTAGCAACACCTGGCGCGAGTTCCTGGCTCGCAAGTTTCCGACAAGCCGCGATGGGATGGGGCAGGCGCCCGAAGACGCCGAACGATGGGCGCGACAATACCTCGATGCGGTGGCGCAGGAGGGCGCGACGAAGGCGATGAAGTCGGAGGCCGGCAATCACCTTCGGGCCATCATCGGGGAGCTGGACGGCATCATGGGGGACGGGTGGAAGGCGACGTGGAAGGGCGAGGACGGGGCGAGGATTCTGCGAGTGAGCGAGATCAAGGCGAAGGCCAATAGGAGGGCAGCGTGAGCAATCATTTCGACGACAACGGTGAGGTCCAGGCGCAAGGGTTCGGCGTCACGACGCTGGCAACCCGCGCAACGGAAACGGCGGCGATGGCGGTTGCCGAGCAGGCGAAGGCGGCGGTCACTGCCCGATACATCATGGCGCTTCAGAGGCCGCGCGACATGGACAACGTGCGGACCAAGATCCTGAAGGAATGCCGGCGCCCAGGGTTCGCAGCCGTGGCGAAGTACGCGGTGCCCCGCGGCGGCAAGCGCGTGATCGGTCCGAGCATCCGATTCGCCGAGGCGGCCGTGCGCTGCATGACGAACATCCTGCCGGAGAAGATGGTGGTCTTCGATGACGCCGATCGCCGCATCGTGCGCGTGACCGTGACCGACCTCGAAAGCAACGTGACCTATTCCGAGGACGTGGTGATCTCCAAGACGGTCGAGCGCTCGTTCGTCAAGGATGGGATGGAGGTCCTGTCGGTTCGCGAGAACAGCTCGGGCAACAAGACGTACCTCGTTCGCGCCGGCGACGACGACCTGCGCAACAAGGAAGCGGCGACCGTCTCGAAAGCCATTCGCGGCATGGCGCTACGACTTCTCCCCGGCGACATCCTCGACGACGCGATGGAAATGGTCGAGGCGACGTTGCGCGACCAGCACGCGAAGGACCCGGCGGCCGAGACGAAGAAGATCGCCGACGCTTTCTCGACGATCAACATCATGCCCAGCGACCTCAAGGAATTCTTGGGCTGCGAGCTCGCACAAGCGTCCCCCGCCGACATCATCGAACTGCGGCGCGTGTTCCAGGCAATCCGCGACGGCGAGACGACGTGGCGCGACGTGGTGGCGAGCAAGGTCGTCGAATCCCCGACGCCGGTCGCCACGACGATGAAAGAGAAGCTGCGGCAGAAGGCGGCGAAGGCGCCCGAGCCCGCGGCTGCGAGAGAGCCCGGGATCGATTCGGAAGGGAATCCGGTGTGACCATGGCCGCGAAACGATACGACGCATTGACGGTGCGCGAGTACCAGGACAAGCAGTCAGGCGAGACGAAAGCCCGGTGGACCAAGATCGGCGTGGCGTTCGTGAGCGAGCGCGACGATTCGATCAAGGTGATGCTCGACGCCAACCCCATCGACGGCATCGTGCACCTGCGATTGCCTCGGCAGGAAGGCGACCAACCCCGCTCGAGCGGCCGGCAGCAATCGGCGTCGAGGCAGGCACCGAAGCCCGCGCCCGCCGCAAACGACGAAGGCCCCGGAGTGGACGACGACGGATCGTTGCCCTTCTGAGGCCATGATGACTTCGCCCCGCGAACGCCGAATCGTAAAGCCCTCGAAAGGCGTTGCCGGGGTCCATGACTGCGATCGGTCCTTGTGTGCATGTCCCTTTCGCTTTGGCAGCATGCGCACAAGCCACGGGTCGATGCCGTGGGCAGTCACCATGCACCCGAGCACGCACAGCAATTCGGCTGGGGCGGGCATTCGACACCATGGCTATCCCACGGTGCCGAGCTACGGAGCGGGTGCAGTTCGGGCTCTCGGTGCGATTGCGATCCGACGCTGCTTGCGCTCGGCGTTCATGGGTCCAGACATCTCCCTTCCTCCTTCGGGCGAAGGGTCGCAATCGCAGGCCGGTCCCGGGATCATTCCCCGGGGAGTCCACCAGGCGCCGGTCGAACACCTGCACTTCGGCAGGCTGAACGGGAAGAACTGGCGCCGCAGTCTTGGAGGGTGAGATGACCGACGAATACTTGGTGAATGTGGCGAGCAAGCTGGAAGCCTCTGGGACCGACACAGACCCGTGCTGGACCGCGGTCTTGCACGTGATCCGTCGCATTCAGGAGGACCCCAACCTCGCCTATTACTGCTGCGAATTGACCCGCACGTTCGAGGTCCTGTGCATGGCTGCAGCAGCGCACGAGGGCATGCCCGTGCTCGAGGTCATGAAGGCGGTCCGCACCAATCTCCAGAACACGCTGTCTCAGCTTGAGCCGGACGTGTGCAGGATGCGAAGCCGCGTCGAGGCTCTGGAAAAGAAACTCGAGGCAGCGGGGGTAGAGGAATGAACGAGCAGGAAGTCTGGCTATCGGCTCGGAGCGCAGTGCTCCAGGCGATGATGACGACCGGGGGTTGGACCCCAGAGCACGCCCGGAGGGTGTGCAATCAGAAGGCTGACGAGGCGCTGGAGGACTTCCGTGAAAGATTCCCGCCCGCCGATCCCGGCCCCCGCGTCCCGTATGAGGGCTGGTGCCAATTGGAGGCGATGGGGCACGAGTCGCATATCGGCTGGGTTCGTGACCTGCGCGAGACCCCAGCCAAGCTGGTCGAACTCGAGGTGCTGAAGGCCGACGGCACTCGGGGGCAGCGCAAGCGCTATGGCGCCGGGGCCATCTACTGTCTCACCGAGATCGACGAGGAATCCGCGCAGCACCTGGCGCGAGATGAAAGCAAGAACGTCTGCGCCGAGTGCAACAAGGCGTTCTGGAGTCGGCATTGGGCGCGCCTGTGCACGGAGTGCGAGTCGAAGCACGAGGCGAGCGAGGAGTGCCGGGAAGACGAGGGCATCTTCTGATGCGCCCGCCCGTCCTCCGCCTGTCGCTCGACGAGCTCGTCGTGGATTCCTTCGCCGGCGGGGGCGGGGCGTCCACGGGCATCGAGGCCGCGATTGGCAGGCCCGTCGATATCGCGATCAATCACAGCGCTGCAGCGATCGAGATGCACCGGCGCAATCACCCGGCCACGAAGCACTACCAGGAGGACGTGTGGCGGGTCGACCCTCGCGAGTCGTGCGGCGGGAGGCCTGTCGGATTGGCCTGGTTCAGCCCGGACTGCACCCATTTCTCCAGGGCGAAGGGCACGCAGCCGGTACGCAAGACCATCCGCGGACTCGCCTGGGTCGTCATCCGCTGGGCCGAGGCCGTCCGCCCGCGCGTCATCATGTTGGAGAACGTGGAGGAGTTCTGCTTCCCAGGGGACACCACGGTTCTCACCAAGCGCGGCATCGTTCCCATCGCGGACGTGCGTGTCGGCGATGAGGCGTGGACCCATAACGCCAGGTGGAAGCCGGTGACCGCCGTGGCCACGAGGAAAGCCGCGACCGTGCGCCTCAAGGGGTACGGAAACTCCATTGTGGAGACGACTCCCAACCATCAGTTCTACGCGCGCGAGTACGCACCGAAGATCACCAAGAGTGGGAAGTTTGGTCGGCATGAACCACGGCTGCTGGAGCCGCATTGGGTGCGCGCAGATGAATTGGCCGACGTGGATGCTGCGTCCACGTACAGCGCCAACTACTCCGGCTTTGCTTGGGCGACCCCGATCGAACTGCCTCGATATTGGATGCGATTGCCGGCCGCTGTTGGGGTGGACGTAGAAGCCCCTGCGTTCTTCTACATGCTCGGTCGCTGGGTGGGTGACGGATGGATCCGGAAACGAAAGGACCGGCAGAACCTCGTTCGTATCTGCGAGGAATCCGGTTCGAAGGCTGACCTTCTAGAGGAGCGGCTCGCTGAAACAGGGCTGACGTGGCACAGGTCTCGCCACACGGAGAGCGTTGACGTGTTCGACCTGTCCGCCGAGCAGTCTCGACGCCTCCTCACGTGGCTGACCCGTCACTTCGGGCAATATGCGCACAAGAAGACGATCCCGGCCTGGCTATTCGGAGCATCGGACGCTCAACGAGAAGCCTTCATCGCCGGCTATGTCGATGCAGACGGCCATCAGCAAAGCGAGGGGCGCTGCGCCGTGGTCAGCGTGTCGCGGTGTCTGGCGGTAGGCGTTCGGCTGCTCCTGCATTCTCTTGGGCGCCTCGCAAGCATCAGCAGTATTCCAGCGCGCTCCGCCGCCAGCGTTTCTGGAGAACGCCAGATGCAGTGTCGTCAAGCGTACACCGTATCGTGGAGAAAAGGCGGCGAGCCCGACAAGGCGCACCTTTCGGAGCTTCACGCATGGGGGCGCGTGCGGGAGGTGTCTCCAGGCCGAGATTGCGTCGATGTTTTCGACATTACAGTGGCCGACGATCACAGCTTCATTGCAGATGGTCAGGTTGTGCACAACTGCACATGGGGGCCTGTTGTCGACGGCAGGCCGGATCCCACCCGCGCCGGCAAGACGTTTCGGGCATGGTCGCGCAAGCTTCGGTCGCTCGGCTATGACGTGGAGTTCCGCACGCTCGTCGCTGCGGACTACGGCACGCCCACCACGCGACGCCGGCTGTTCATGGTCGCACGATGCGATGGGCAGGCAATCCAGTGGCCCGAGGCGACGCATGGGCGAGGGACCGGGCGGGCGTGGGTCCCGGCATCGGAGATCATTGATTGGAGTCTTCCAGCGCAGAGTGTCTACAATCGCCCGCGCCCGCTCGCTGCGGCGACCATGGCTCGGGTCGAAGAGGGAATCCGCCGGCACGTGGTGGAAGCGTTGCGGCCGATGGTGCGCCAGACCGAGCTCGGGTTCGAGGCGCCCATCATCACGAAGCATTACGGCGGCGTCATCGGACACCCGCTCGACCGCCCGCTGGGCACCGTGACGGGTCAGGATCACCACGCGCTGACGACGGCCTTTCTGATCAAATACTATGGCACCGGCTCGACGCAGGGCGTAGACGGGCCATTGCACACCGTCACTTCGAAGGCTCGCTTTGGGCTGGTGCAAGTGTACGGGGAGCCGTACCGGATTGCCGATGCGACTATGCGGATGCTGGCGCCGTCCGAACTCTTCGCGGCGCAAGGATTCCCGCGTGGCTACCAGATGACCGGGACCAAGACGCAGCAGATCTCGCTCGCGGGGAACAGCGTTTGCCCTCAGGTCGCCGAAGCGATCGTGCGCGCCAACGTCGTCGAGAATGAGCAGAGGAGGACCGCATGACGATCAAGGGACAAGACCCGCCCCGCGAATGGGAACTCTACAAGGTGTATGACGGCGGAGGGCATGAAGAGGCGGAACCGGCCGACCTCTCCCGCGCGGGGTATGTGCCCGCGCCCGAGCGTGTCGCAGAGCCGCTCGGATACGTGCTTGCGCACCCGGACGGGGAGATATGGCACCGCAGCGACACGGACATCCGGCTGCACCGTCACGCGTCGCCGAATGGGATCCCGGTCTACACGCGCGCCCAGCCGTGCGTCGAGGCGAGCGGGGAGGCGGTGGGGTATGTGGCCGCTGCGATTATCCAGGACGCGCGCGACGGCACCCTGATTAGCGCTGGCCTGCACGGAGAGGCCGACAAGACATTCGACACGCCCCTCTACCTCCACCCCCAGCCGTGCGGGGAGTGCGTCCGTCACGCTGTCGAGATCGCGAGCAAGGACGACGTGATCGACAGGCACGCGAATCGGCTGAACGAACTGGGGGACACGCTGCACGAGGTGCATCAGGAACTGCTCGCCGCAGTCGGCAGCGTGTCCCCGACGACGGTTGAGCTTGCCAAGTACGCGGGCTATCGGGTGAGGGAATTGGCGGGCATGGTCGACCGGCTCACGGAGCGCTGGCAATCGGCGTGCGTCGCCCTGGATTCGGTCGGGTTGGAGGCCATGCAGATCCCGGACGGCATTCGCAAGCTCGCGATGCAGCGGGACACGCTGAAGATCGAACGCGACGCCGCCGAAAAGCAACGGCTGGAATTCGAGGCTCGCGCGAATCGAATCGAGGCGGGATCGAATGCAGCCGGTCGCCGCAAGGAAGTGGCGAAAGCGCTCGGGCTCCAGCGTTCCGGTGGTGCCGATGCACCGATCTGGCCGCTTCTCATCACGGAGATCGAGCGCCTCAAGTCGGAGCATGAATCCGCCACCGCCCGCGCGGAGAAGGCGTCGAGTGAGCACGAGGCAACGCGGCAGGCAATCCTTGACCACATCGGAGTCGGCCCGTCGCATCGTTCAGCGGACACGTGGCCTTGGTCGCGCATCGTGGAGCACGTCGGCTACCTGATTCGCCAGATGAACGCGAACCGCGAGGAAGAACAGGCGGCAATCGTCAAGTGCGTCGAATTGACAGCCCGCGCGGAGAAGGCGGAACGGGAACGGGACGACGAGCGGTCCCGCGCGGACCGGCTCGCTTCTGCCATCGAGCATTGCTGGAGCTTCCTGCGCAAGGCCACGGACCGTATGGGAATCGCAGACGCCGTGCGCGAAGTGTCGGACCGCGCCGAATCCGCCGAAGCAGAATGCGAAGACCTGCGCCCCGTGGTGGAGGCGGCGCGCACGTTCGCGGCTGCGTATGTCCGCGTGGGGCAGGACACCGAGCCGCATTCGACGAACGTGGAGACGGCGGCGCTGGTGCAGGCAGTCCGAGCGCTGGACGGCGCCGAGCCCGTGCGTGAGTGCAGGACGTGCCGGCACTATCGCACCCCGGTGAACAAGACGCCGTGCGATTGCTGCTGCGACCACGAGCACGACATGTGGAGCCCCCGCCCGGAGGTGAAGCCGTGAGCGGGCTTATGGATCCCACGACGCGAGCTGGCCACCGTTGGCTCAACGCCACAATGCACGCGCTTTGCAGCCAGAAGATCGGGCACTTCACCTGCGGGATGTGGCTCGCCCGCGATTCGTGGCGCGCGCGGAACATCGTCAACCGAAACGCGGTCAGGCTGCAGAAAGAGCGTGCTGATGCAGCCCTCGCCCGCGTGGCGGAGTTGGAGGGGGAGGTTGCCCTGTATCACAAGCGTGTCGAGGAACTGGAGCGCAGCGAGGCGGCCCTCGCGCGAGCGCTGAAGGGAGCGGGACGATGACACCGAAGGAGATTGCGGAAGCCTACACTGGTGCTTGGGCGATTCGTGGCTCTGAACTCGACGCACGAGATGTACTAGCCCTCGCCCGCGCCTATCTCGACCTGCTCGCGGCATCGGAGCAGGCCCGCACCGAAGGCTACCGCGCCGGGGTGGAGGCGGGGACGCAGAGGGCGATTGCTGCGTGCGAGGCGTACTCCGACCGATATCGCGACGTTGTCAGGAAAGGGCTGCCACAGCACGGATACGACGCAACGACGGCGTGGGGTGCAGCGGAGGATATCGCCGCCGCCCTCCGTGCCCCAGCAGACTCAGATTCCGGCGAGAGCCGGGGAAAGCAGGGATAGATGATTCAGGCAAAGTTTCGTGTTACGTCAGTTGACCGAGTATCGACCTGCAGCGCATCGGGCGAATATGCCAACGCGGTCGAGAAGGTGATGATGAGCGCCGTCACCGGCAAGAGCGAGGCGAACAAGCGCTGGTCGAAGTACACGCCGAATGGGCAGCTCACGATGCAGATCGACAACCCCGAGGCGATGGGGCAGCTCAAGCCGGGCCAGTGCTACCGGCTGGACTTCAACGAGGCCGGCGAGGACGACTGACGCAGCGCCATTGCCCCGGCCGGTGTGACAGCCGACCGGGGCGCCAAGGAGGATTGTGATGAACGTTACGATTTGGATGCTCGCGTTCTGCACCGCCGTCGGGTGGGCCCTAACCGAACGGTGGTTACGGCAGAGAACACAGGAGCGCGTGGACGAATTGGAGAAGTCGATCGCGCGTTCGGTTGCAGACCTCGAAACAATCGTGGACGCCGCGGAGAAAGCCCCAGCAGACGGCGGGGAGGAGGGGTGATGCTGCACGAGCTGAAAACGTGGCCGTGGCCGTTTCAAGCCATGAAGCGCGGCGAAAAGACCTTCGAGATTCGCAAGGACGATCGTGGATACGCCGTGGGCGACACGCTGCACCTGCGCGAATGGGATCCCGACACGAAGGAATACAGCGGCGACACGCTCGACCGAGTGGTGACCTACCTCGTCCACGGTCCCGCGTGGAAGCTGCCGCGGGACATGGTCGTGATGTCCGTAGCCCCCACCCCACCCGCCGCGGAAGGGGGCGAGAGATGATCTGCGAATCCTGCAACACCGAATTGTTCCGAGGCGTGTGCCCATCGTGCGACCTGTACGATGCAGCCGTGGCGGCACAACGGGCTGCAGCGGAATGGATCGCGCGCTCGAAGAATCCACGCGCCGAGCGTGCGTGGCTCAACCAGTACGGCGTATTCGCGTTCGTCGACGGTGTGGCGGCGCAACTGGCATCGGCCGAAGAGGCCGCTCCGTTCGCCGCGCTGACCACACAGGCCCGACAGGTGCGCGTGTTCGGATTCGGGAAGACCGAAGGGAGGGGGTGATGGGAGATCGACGCAAGCTGACTCCGATGCAGGCGATGGTAATGCTCGCGGTGCTCGGCATGACGTTGCCCGATCGAGAGAAGCGCGATGGCATCGACTGCGACCGATTCAAGCGCGGGAAGCCGAGTGGCGATTGCCAGGGTGATGGGCACTACCAGTGCCGAGAATGCACCGAGCACGAGAAGTCCCCCTCGGCGGGGGAGGGGGAGGGGTGATGAGCTACTGCCGATGGTCCGACGATTCGGACGTGTACGTGTACGATGACATCTGCGGCGCTATCGCCTGCCGCGAGTGCATTCTGCTTGGACGCTCGCAGTATTTCGAGTCCAGGGCAGATGCAGTCGCCCACCTTCGCGCCCACGAAGATGCGGGCCACAAGGTGCCGGACGGAGTCATCGAGGAAATCGAATCGGACGCTGCGCGGTTCGGTGACGATGCCGATTGCTGGGAGGGGAAGTGATGGGCCTAGATGTGTACTACTTGCGAGTCGGGCGATTCCAGCAGCAGCGCGTCCGAATCGGTGACACCATCTGCGACCTGCGCAGAGCCTCTCGGATTCTGGCCGGGGTCGAGCAGGCCCTCTACACCGCAATATCCGAATCCGGGCAGGGGAAGTGCCTCAAGTGTGGGCGAATCTGCGAACGTAGCAGCTTGATGCACCGAGCGATGTCCGCTGGCGAGGCGTGCCATTGCCCCGACTGCGAAGGCGTCTTGATGCCGTTGCCTGTGGAGAATGAACCATGATTGAATTGACCTGCACGCAGCCGCACGAGAGCGAACTTGCGTGGCTTGAGGCGTATCGGTGGGACCGCAAGATGGCGCACGCCGAACTGTGCCGAGCCGTCGAGCGCATCATGACGGCGCCGGATTGGCGCGAGGCCCGTCGAGGGTTCGATGATATTCAGGCGCTCCAGGGACCAATCATGACGATCGCCACGATGCACCAGATGGCTGTGAAGGTGATGTCGCGAATGATTCCAGAAGTCACCATCGACCCCGTCGAAGGAATCAAGGTGAAGTCGCCATGACCCGCTACCTCCTCATCACCCTGTGTCTCCTCACCTCCTGCGCCCCGCTCGGGTGGGCTGCGATCGCGGGGGTCGGGGTAGGGG